GGTGGAACAGCCGGACCAGTTAATAACCCCGGCAGTTCTGGACTAAACCTCCCCGGGTACTGTGGTCAAGGTGGAGGCGGCGGCGGCTCTAACGGCACTACCACTGGCGGTCGCGGCGGCGATGGTGGTTTCCCCGGCGGAGGTGGCGGCGGAGGCGGTGCCGGAACATCAACGGGCGGTGCTGGTGGGATTGGTGGTGCTGGCGTAGTCAGGGTGTGGGGATGGTAAGATGTTTCTGACAACTACAACTCAAAAACTTCAGATCGTTCTTGGTTCTGCAATCACGACCAATCAGGCGCGTGTCGTTGTTGATTATGTTGAGATGACCTCTTCTGCGACTACACCGGGAGTGCAAGTCAGCAACACAAACAGCACAACTGCGGTTGATATTCTGGCGGCTCCAGCATCCAGTACGCAGCGCAAGGTAAATGCAATCTCGGTCTGTAATTACGATACAGTTAATATCTTCATCACCATCGTCATAAATGACAACGGCACAGACTATTCTGTCGTGCAGAACTTGACGCTTGCTGCAAATAGCACTCTTCAGTTCACTGATGCGCGCGGATGGTATGTCATCAACTCGGCAGGCCAGATACTCGTTACCAACGCACCGACATATTCTGATGTTCAGGTGTTTACATCTGCATCCGGCACTTGGACGAAGCCTGCCGGTGTCAGCATGGTTTATGTTGAGTGTGTTGGCGGCGGTGGAGCAGGTGGCGGAGGCTGGGGAGGGGCTACGCTTACTCCTAGACGCAGCGGTGGAGGAGGGGGCGGAGGCAAACGCACCGTTGCGTATTTTAATGCGGGGGATTTACCTTCTTCGCCTTCCAACGTCAGCATTACAGTAGCGCAAACAAAAACGGGCGCTATAGCGACTAATAACGGTTCCGCAGGTGATAGTTCATCTTTTGGAACGTATTTAATCTCTTATGGTGGGGGCGGCGGTGCAGGAGCAACGACATCCGCTTTTGGCGGTGGAGGCGGCGGTGGAGGAGGGACATCAGCAGGAACAAGTTCTACATCTCAAACAGGGGGCATTGGAGGCGCTGCATTTGCAATTTCTGTTGCTTCAACATCTTACGCCACAGATATAGGCGGGGGTGGAGGAGATGCTGGCGCAGATATTTCGGGTGGTAATTCGTATTTAGGCGGGGGTGGAGGAGGCGGGGCTACTAACAGTGCAGGTGGGAATAACCTTGGCGGGTCATCCGTATTTTCCGCTGGCGGGGGCGGATCAGGCCAAGGGATAAGCAGTTCAAATATATCATCTTCTTTACCATTTGCGGGGGGCAATGCAGGGTGGGGAGCAACCGCAGCAGGCGGCGGCGGTTCGGCAAGCGCTGGCGCAGCAGGCGGCAACGGCGCGGCTGGAGGCAGCACAAAATGCGGTGCAGGTGGGGGAGGCGGGGCTGCTAATGGTAGCGGTGCAGGTTATGCAGGCGGTAACGGTGGCTTCCCCGGAGGCGGTGGAGGCGGTGGAGGCGGTGGCACATCCACGGGTGGTGCGGGCGGAAACGGCGCGGCTGGCCGCGTAGTGGTTTACGGGTGGTGATATGATACTTGACGCAACAACAAAGAAAATCCAGTTGCTACTCGGAGCCACTGTCGCTGCCAATCAGTGTGCCATTACGGCTGATTGGGTTGATTTCACATCCACCACAACAACGCCGGGGCTGACGGTTTCGTCCAGCAATGACGCCAGCGCGGTAGACATCGTTGCCGCTCCTGCGGCTTCTACGCAGCGTAAAGTAAATTATCTTAGCGTCTGCAACAAAGACACTGATTTTGTCGCCGTCACGATCCGGCTAAATGACAACGCCACGACCTATGACTATCTTGCGGGTTTCCTTCTCGCTCCCAATTCTACGCTTCAATACACCGATATAAACGGGTGGACGGTAGTAGATGCTGCCGGAAACATCGTTGTGGCGACGAATGCCGTAAGTAATATCCAAGTTTTTAGCACCAACGGAACTTGGACGCGGCCAAACAATGCCACCTATTCGCTGGTTAATCTTTGTGGCGGGGGCGGTGGAGGGTGCGGTGGAGCATCTGCGGCGACGAACGCATCAGGCGGTGCTGGAGGCGGTGGTGCTAAGAGAATGCAGATGCTGTTTCTTGCGAATGATCTTCCGTCATCAGTCGGTGTGACCATCGCCTCGGGTGGTGTATCTGTTGCTGCGGCCACAGACGGAAACGGCGGCGGAACGTCATTGTTTGGAACATTCCTCACGGCCTATGGTGGTGGAGGCGGTGGTTTTCAAAATGCCACAATTGGTAGTGGAGGCGGTGGCGGCGGTGGTGGCACAACGGTGGGCGCTACCTCAACAAATAGTGGGGGAGCGGCTGGTGGCTCTGCATTTGCAGCATCCGCCGCAGCAACTTCATTTGCAGACGATAGAGGAGCGGGCGGAAGTAACGGCTCAACTTCTGCTGTTGCGGCGTCAAATTCCTATCTTGGCGGTGGTGGTGGCGCAGGCTCGGCTTCAACAGCCGCTGTAAGCGGCATCGGTCAATCTGGAGGCTCTTCTTGCTTCTCTGCCGCAGGAGGTGGGAGTGGTGGCTCTTTAATCACTTCTACTGCCTACAATGGCGGCGCAGGCGGCAACGCTGGCATGAGCGTGACAGCCGCAGGCGGTGGCGGTGCTGGTGGCACAGGTGATGGCGGGGCTGGCACGGCTGGGGCAGACGGCGATTTCACATCAACAGGCATGGGAACAAAGATGGGACAAGGAGGCGGGGGTGGGGCAAGCGGAACCGTCACGGGCGGTGCTGGTGGCAATGGTGGTGTTCCCGGTGGCGGCGGCGGCGGTGGCGGCGGTGGCGGCACGACTGGCGGCGCTTCTGGTGCGGGCGGTAATGGCCGCTGTGTGGTTTATTCATGGTGAAAGAAATGACAGCAATCAGATACGCAATGATCAAAGACGGCATCGTCCAGAATATTTCCCTTTGGGATGGCGACACGACACGTTGGCAACCTCCCGAAGACATGCTTGTGATCCCCGCGCCAGATTACGTTGGTGTAAGTTGGGGCTACGCTGACAACGTGTGGACGGAGCCTGTTGTTGAAGACGGTGAACCGGAATGAGGCTGCACGTTGCCGCCCTTCCACATACCCACACGATCTGGGAGTATTCCCCTTGTGCATACACGGCAAAAGTTCTTGGCTTCTGCCGCATGATGATGGAGCGAGGCCATGAGGTCTTTCTCTATTCAGGTGAGCGCAACGAAGCCCCGTGTACTGAACACATACCATGCACGACAGAAGATCGTCGGGCTAAACACGTTGGCGACAATCACTTCACTGCCGCCAGCTTTGATTACAATCTGCCGTTTTGGCGCGATTTTAACGACAACGTAATTGCTGGCATCAAGAAGAACCGCCTGAGCAACAAAGACTTCATTTGCGTCATTGGCGGCTACGCTCACAAGCAGATCGCTGACGCCTTTCCTGACATGATCACGGTGGAGTTTGGTGTCGGCTATCCCGGCACGTTCTCCAAGTATCGCGTGTTTGAGAGCTATGCGTGGATGCACATGATCTACGGGGCGGCGCATCCCAATGCTGCTGGAGAGGCTGACGGCAACTGGTGGGATGCAGTCATTCCCGGCTACCTAGACCCCGCTATGTTCCCGTTCAGCGCAGAGAAAGACGATTATTATCTGTTCATTGGCCGCCTTGTGGACCGCAAGGGCTACAGGATCGCGGCGGATGTCTGTTTTGACCTTGGAAAAAAACTGATCGTCGCAGGTCAGGGAACGCCTCCCATCGGAACGGAATACGTTGGTGTTGTGGACCCGGTTGCGCGCGGAAAACTGATGTCCCGCGCCAAGGCGGTATTTGTTCCCACCATTTACATTGAACCGTTTGGCAATGTTAACATTGAAGCTCAGGTTTGCGGAACGCCCGTGATCACGACTGACTGGGGCGCATTCACGGAGACTGTCGTTGACGGCATGACTGGCTTCAGGTGCCGCACATTTGGAGAGTTCAAGCGGGCGGCTCTTGAAGTGGAAAATCTTGACCCGTACTCAATACGGGACAGGGCTGTGTCAAAATACAGCCTTGAGGCCATAGGCAAGAGGTATGAGGATTACTTCATTCGCTTGTTACATTTATGGTATGATGGTTGGTACGAAGGACGGAGTTTTGGCAAAGAGTAACCTCTTTCTTGTGACAGAAAGATAGGTTACACAGTGTTGGGGAGAGTTTTTGCTTCGGGGTTGCCATGGAGATTAACTTGCAAATCCTCTTCAATATTGGAGTGGGAGCCATTTTCGCAATAGGCGGATGGTTTTTCCGTCAACTCTGGGATGCCACCAAAGAACTCAGAAAAGACCTCCACTCCATAGAGAAGGCGCTCCCGGTCCATTATGTCCGCCGCGAAGAATTCACGGAAATTATGCGTGAAATCAGGGCTATGTTTGAGAAGATACACGACAAGCTAGATGGCAAGGCGGACAAGGTATGAAGCTTAATGATGCTTCTATTGCAAAGCTGCGCGGAGTTCACCCGGATTTAGTTCGTATTGTTATGCGGTGTGCGGCTGATTGGAAGGACGCGGACACTGGGTTCGTTGTTACCTGCGGCATTCGCACTCTGGCAGAGCAGAAAATCCTCAAGGCCAAGGGGGCGTCCAAAACATTGCGCTCCCGACATATCCCTGCGGCAAATGGTTTTTCACACGCGGTTGATCTGGCCTGCACAATCCAAGGTCAAGTGCGTTGGGACTGGCCGTTGTATGACAAGCTGGCCAAGCGCATGAAGGCAGCCGCCGATAAGGAGAAAGTTCCGCTTGAAGCAGGTGCTGATTGGGTCAAATTTCGTGATGGGCCTCATTTTCAGTTGCCGTGGTCTTCCTATCCCGGAAAACGGCCCTGATGACTTCTCCGATACGCTGCATCTCCTTGAAGGTAAAACGATTTCCTCTAGCAAAATTGCAGGGGGCGCAGGACGGGGCCACGTTCGTTTTGATGTGCGGCAGCGCATTGTCAATGCGGTCAAGGCCGCGCGGTTCTTCTATGGTGCCGCAATGAACGCATGGCTGGCTAATAAAACCAATCATTTCATCAACAGTCAAATCGCACTCATCAACTCGTTGGTATGCCTTTCTGAGAAAAATAGCGCGGCCCTTAACTGTCTTCCCGTATATTCGCGCAATTTCTTTGCGGCGTATTTTTTGTTCTGGCGTCAGACAAGACCATCGCTCCGAGCGCCTATCACACCCTTTCTTTCGTGCAGAATGGCAAACCCTGCACTCATATGCAAGACCGAGCGCACGCGAGGCATCGCGCAAAAAATATTCCGCCGTTGCGGGAAATTCTTTTTCGCAACGATGACAAATACGGTATCCGGGTTGGGCGCGGTTATATTTCCTCATGCCCATAATGTGGGGGCGCGGTCCCCATTTGTCAACTGCACAACAAAAGGAAGCAAGTGATGACGAAAGAAATGGTTTGGGGCGTTGTGCGCGCCATTCTTGCGGCTGGTGGCGGCTACGTTGTCGGCACTGGGGCTATTGACGCCACCGTTATGAACGACATCATCGGCGCGCTTGGTGTTATCTTCGCCGCTGGCTGGTCTATCTGGGCCAAGAAGTGAACTGGATTGAGACTGCCGCCATCGTCGTGCTGTTAGTCGGCATCGGCGCTGGCGGCTTTCTCATTGCTCAAAGGCCATCATTTTGGCTTGGCCTTGGCGTTGCCATGTTTAGGGCATCGTTGCCGTTCTTGATGAAACGAATGCCGCCTGAGAAAGAAAAAGAATGGCGTGACTGCATCCGCCGTGGCGGCGAATGGGATCACCGCCGAAAGCGATGCAAGGATTGATTTATGGCACGCCGCAAGATCACCATTGAATGGAAAACTTGCGAACGCGCTTGGGGATGGGCTTATATTGGCGAAGACCACATCCAGTTAGACCCGCGCCTTCTTCAAAAACCTAAGCTGCTCTTGGAAATCGCCGCCCACGAAGTAGCTCATCTTGTTTTTCCAGAAGCAGAAGAGAAGCAAATAGACAATCTCGGCAAGCAAGTCGCAGATGTGATCTGGCGGCTGAACTTCCGCCGCGCGCAGGAATAGCAAATGACCCAGAAATACTCCGATCAGGAGTTCATTGACGCATGGAAGCGTTTAGGTTCACCGTCTGCTATAGCCAAAGAATTGGGTCTCAACCTGCGGGGCGTTAACGCGCGGCGGGATAACATTGAACGCAAGCATGGCATCACACTAAACACTATTTCGCAACCCGCCAAGCGGGTAAAGATTGAAATACCAACACAAGGTTTCCGCGCCTTAAAAGAAAATGTTGTTGGCCCCGTCATCATCGGCAGTGATGGACACTTCTGGCCGGGAGAGCGCAGCAAAGCGTTCGCAGCCATGATTTTGTTAATTAAAGAATTGCAACCGTCAATGATTATCATGAACGGGGATAGCTTTGACGGCGCGCGGATTAGCCGCCATGCCCCTAGTTCGTGGGTGCAGACGCCAACCGTGGCGGATGAACTGGAGGCGGTAAAAGAGCGCCATGCGGAGATTGAGGCTTTTGCCCCTCCCAATTGTTGTCTTATGTGGACTGATGGGAACCATGACAGCCGCTTCATGGCACGACTAGCGCAAGCAGCGCCGGATTATATAAATGTTAATGGTTTCAGCCTTTCTGATCATTTTCCAGCTTGGCAGCTTTGCACAAGCCTATGGTTAAATGATCACACGGTCGTGAAGCACCGCATTCACCAAGGCGTTCATGGCGCTTATAACAACACCCTAAAGAGCGGCAAGTCCATCGTAACAGGCCATACGCATCGGCTCCAAGCAGTCATGTTTGCTGATTACAACGGGCTTCGCTGGGGAGTAGAATGCGGAACTTTATCTGATTTTGGGCCTGAGAATGACAAGTTTGCTTACGCGGAAGACAACCCGGTTAGCTGGTCGCAGGGTTTTGCTGTATTGCATTTTGCATGTAGCGGCATGTTGCTGGAGCCAGAGTTTTGCCGTGTCATCAACGGTGAGGCTTGGTTCAGGGGGCATCCCGTGATTTAATGTCATTAACAAAATTCTATTTTGTCTGGCAGGCATCAGACAACAACAATCACTTCACGAACTACGGGGACTTATGGTAAAACCGTAGAAATTATGTTAATAGGGGCGTGAAATGACGGGACTTACATACGCCACATACAAAACTGCCTTGGCAACCCTGTCCGTTGTCCCCGAAACTGACGCCAACTGGCTCTCTATTCTGCCTGATGCGATTGAATACGCAGAGCTTCGCATTTACCGCGATCTTGATCTTCTTTCCACAGTGCAGGCGAATACTAGCTTCTCCACGACCGCCAATGCCTCCAAGGTTGCGTTAACGCAGGGTACGTTTGTCACCCTCCAGAATGTTAACGTGATCACCCCAGCGGGAACATCTAACCCTGATCTGGGTACGCGGGTTCCCTTGCTGCCTGTGTCCAAAGAATACATCCAATACGCATGGCCTAGCTCTACAAATGCGGCGGTTCCGTATTACTTCGCCATGATTGATGAGCGGACATTCTCGCTTGGGCCTTGGCCTAACGCGGCATACACGCTGGAGATTATCGGGACAGTACGCCCTGACACACTGTCCGTGAGCAATCCCACGACATTCATCTCGCAGTATCTGCCTGACATCTTCCTGATGGCCTCCATGATCTTCATCAGTGGCTACCAGAGGAACTTTGGCCGCCAGAGCGATGACCCGCAGATGGCGCAGTCTTATGAGAGCCAGTACCAAGCTCTGCTGAAGGGTGCAACTGTTGAGGAATATCGGAAGAAATTTTCGGCCTCTGGTTGGACCTCTACATCTCCATCTCCGGTTGCCACTCCGGGCAGGGGCTAACCCATGCCGCACCAGACCCTCAAGATTGTTCCGGGTGTTGACACCAACAAGACGCCCACACTCAACGAAGTGGCGGTGTCCTACACTGACCTTGTGCGCTTCATGCCCGACCGGGATGGCCTTGGCCTTGTGCAGAAGCTTGGCGGATGGACGCGGTTTATTTCCAGTTCGTTCTCTGCCCCTATCCGCGCGCTGAAAGCTTGGAGCGATCTGGAATACACCAAGTACCTCGCAATTGGCGGCGAGAGTGATGTTGGCGTTGAGGTGTTCCGCCAAGCCGATAACTCACTGCTTGATGTCACGCCCCGCATTCTACAGCAGGATGGTGCATCCAGTGTCTATACGACCGGAAGCAGCCTAAACACCACAATACCCAAGACGGACGTTCGCGTTGCCACGACCGCAAATCTTACGGCAACGTATGCGAACGGCACTGCTGGTCTAAACGCTACCCTGACCAATTCAGGAACTTTGGCGGCGCTTCAGATAGACGGCGTTGCTCTGTCCGTCTCTGATCGCGTGTTGGTAAAGAACCAAACGACTGGCTTTCAAAACGGTGTCTACACAGTTACGACTGTTGGTAGCGGCGCTGTTGCTTGGGTCTTGACGCGCGCCACTGACTTTGATGTCTCAGCAGACATTGTTCTAGGTTCTTTGTTTTTCGTTTCTGCCGGGACAACAAACTCCAACAGGTATTACTACTGCACCAATAGCTCCGCAGTTACCGTTGGCACCACCGCCATCACGTTTGCCATTGGCGCTGGTTTTACAACTGCAAGCAACGCATCTGCGCTTACATTCTACACGCCTCTTATTCCAAGCTCCGCGTCATACATATTTTTCCCAACCATTGTAAATGTTGGGAACATCAACCTTCTTGGGCCATACGATATTGTCACTATCGGCTCAGGATTGTTGACGATCAATGTGCCTGAAGTCCAGACATTTATCTCAAAGATCACCGCCGTCACTGCTGGCGCTGACAGAACGGTCACTGTCCGCTTCGCCAACTCGCATTCATTCTATGCTGGGCAGACAATTTATGTTGGCGGCGTTGATACTGCCACATTTAATGGAAGCTTCACCATCACATCCGTGACCGATGCGACAATTACATACACACAGACTGGTGTAGCAACCGCCGCAACATCTTACGGCGGCTCTGTAACTCCGCGCGTTACATTCGGCGGTTTGCCGCCAAAGTTCACGGTTGTTGCTGGCGGAGCAACAGTAACCGTTGATTTGATCAATCATAATTATGCGGTTGGTGACACATTCAATGTGCCAATCTCAACAACCGTTGGCGGGGTGGCAATATCTGGCCTTTACACAGTAACAAAAGTCAATACTGTAGACCAGTTTGAAATAACCTCCGACCTTCCGGCGACCAGCAGCGCAAACGCATACGAAAATAACGGACAAATCCGCTCAGAAGTTTTTGTCAGCGTTGTCTCGGCAGACCAAGGTGACAACTTCGTATACGGCGGCGGCATATACAACGAAGGTCTTTATGGTAGCGGCTTTGTGGAGGCCTCTACTGACGGTACGCCAATTACTGCCGTAGATTGGACATTTGACAATTGGGGTTCCATCCTTGTCGCGTGTCCCAAGAACGGCACAACGTATTACTGGCAGCCAGTTGGCAGTGCTGTTCAAAACTTAAGCTATATGCCAAATTCGCCCGTCTACAACGCGGGCGCGTTTGTTGCCATGCCTCAAAGGCAGGTCATTGCATACGGGTCTTCCTTTGGATCAATCCAAGACCCTCTTCTTGTGCGCTGGTGTGATCTTGAAGACTTCACGGTCTGGCAGGGAACCGCCTTCAATCAGGCTGGCAGCTACCGCATCCCGACAGGCTCCAAAATTGTCGGCGGTCTTCAGGCTCCTCAGCAGGCGCTCCTGTGGACTGACCTTGACCTGTGGTCCATGACCTATATCGGCCAGCCTTACATATACGGCTTCAACAAAATTGGCGCAAATGCTGGCTTGATTTCCCAGAAGGCGGCGGGCCAGATGAGCGGTGCCGTGTATTGGATGAGCCAGCGGCAGTTCTTTCGTTTTGCTGGGCAAGGCGTTGAGCCTATACCGTGTCCAGTGTGGGACCAAGTGTTCCAGAACCTGTTCCCCGGAAACGATGAAAATGGAAATCCATACACGGATCGCATTCGCTGCGCTCCCAATAGCCAGTTTAACGAGATCACATGGCACTTCCCGGCGCACTACACATATGACATTGACCCCGCCACGGGATTGAACCTGAGCCAAATGCAAATCGGCACGGGCGAAGTTAATGCTTATGTGAAGTACAACATTGCGCTGAACCAGTGGGATTACGGATACCAGCACCCTGACAACCCGGCGGTTCTTGTGGGCAGAACGGCGTGGATTGACCAGTCCATTTTTGGCGGGCCTATTGGTGCCGCCGCTGCGACAAGCGTTGTGGGCGAGACAAGCGGTTTCTTTGTCTACCAGCACGAAACCAGCAACAATGCTGATGGTGCCGCCATGGAGGCAGGCTTCACCACTGGCTATGCCAACTTGGCGGACGGCGACAACATGATCTTCATTGATCAGGTGTGGCCTGACATGAAGTGGGGTTTTGTAGACGAAGAGAAGACCGCTCAGGTCAAGATTACGTTCTTCGTGACCAACTACCCCGGTGATCCGCCGATTGAATACGGGCCATATACGGTCACGCAGAACACGCAGTACCTGAGCGTTCGCATGCGCGGGAGGTTGGTGGCAATCGGTGTCTCCAGCACAGACCTGAATAGCTTCTGGAGGCTTGGAGCTATCCGGTATCGCTACCAACCAGACGGACGCTACTAATCATGGGAAAATTCACCATGGTACTTAATGGCTGCTTCAGTTCTTGCTTTTTTAGCGTCCTCAATGTCATGGAAAAGGCCAAGATGAATATTCTTGTTGCCAACTTTAATGTATGCCCTCCATTTCTGGGAAACCTTGCTCCAGCCAACCCCCTTAATTCCAGAAGTGTTGGATTTTATTTTCCCAACATTCATCATGTTTTGGGATTTTGTTGCCTCCCTAAGGTTGCAAAGCCTATTGTCGGACGGGTCATTGTTAATGTGGTCAATTATTTTTTTAGGCCATTCTCCAGTTGTTATGGCCCATGCAATCCTATGGGCCTTATAAATCTTCCCATGGATGCCAATCAAAATCCTTCCATCAGACGCCCTGCACCCCGCAACATCGCCCACATGAACTCTTTTGCTGTTTCTGACTTTCCAAAACAGCAAGCCATTCTCTGGGTTGTATTCAAACATTTTGCGGAGTTCTTCAGGCGTCATCATTGCCAATACTTACCACAAATTCCATCCATATCAATAGGAGGGTGCCATCGCTAACCTAGATGACATAGTAACCGTTCTGAAGAATGGCGTTGTTGCCATGAATGACCTCACGGCGGCGCTTAATTCTTTCCGCGAGATTTACACTCAGTCTATCGGCAATAACACTTACCTTGGGGCCACTGACAGCAACTTGGTTTACACTGGCGCTGGCAGGCTGGTAAACGTCATTTTCAGCGGGACTGCTGGCGGAACAATTCATGACGCGGCTACGGTTGCTACGGCCACCACATCAAATGTGATCTACGATATACCAACAAGCAATCCCGGCCTCTATCAAGTTAACGTGCCGTTTTTCAGTGGCCTTGTTGTAAAACCCAGCGCAGGCGTTACTGTGTCGCTGACATACTCGGAGAGCTAACATGCAAAAAGGCTCCAAAACCATCTCCAAGGCACTGGCTCTAGCCAAGAAGACGCCACAGCCTGCCACACCGATTGGCGGGGCCACAAAACTTCACACAGGCGCAATCAAGTCACCTGTTGCAGGTCGGACAGACCATCTCCCAATGCACGTTCCATCTGGCTCCTATGTCATCCCGGCGGACATTATTTCCGCCATTGGTGAGGGCAACACGGAGCATGGCTTTGACATCATTGATTACATGATCAAGCAGCGCATGGCTTCTGGCGGTGATGTTAACGAAATGGATCAAGCCAATCCGGTCGCCATTGTGGCGGCTGGCGGTGAGTACGTTATTCCGCCTGATGCCGTGAGGGGTTTTGGTGGCGGTGACTTGGACACTGGTCACAAGGCGCTGGACGATTGGGTGAAATCTGAGAGGGCAACCACCATTGCAACCCTCCAGAAGCTTCCTCCGCCGCGTAAAGATTAACAATGGAGGGAAACATGACAGAGACCGAAGAAATCCACGTTCGCACTGCAACGCCCGCTGACGAAGATGGCATAATGGAACTTGCCCGCCTTCTTAACAATGAGAATGGCGTCTTCAAAATGAGCGAAGACAAGGTGCGGGACATCGTTCGCTCCTCTTTGTATTTACATGGCGGCATTGTTGGAGTGATTGGCTCCGTTAACCGCATAGAGGGTATGGTATTATTGAGGGTTTCGCAGTATTGGTATTCAGACGCGCATTTTCTTGAGGAGATGTTCGTCTATGTGCATCCTGATTTTCGTGCAGCCAAGGGAGGGAGGGCGCGGAAGTTGGTAGAGTTTGCGAAGCAGGCGAGTGAAAAATTGGGGCTGCCCTTGATGATAGGCATTCTTAGCAATTCACGGACAGACGCCAAGACGCGGCTCTATGAACGTCAATTCGGCACTCCTGCCGGGGCATTTTTCCTGTATGGCGTCAAAACCGGACAGGTTCCCCAGCAGGACATTGTGAATTAAGGAGAGCTTCCGTGGGCGGTGGCAAGGGCAGCAATAAGACAAAATCCACGTTCAAGCTCCCCCCGGAGTTCATCAAGGCGTACAATGAAAGCCTCGGCCTTGCGCGCGAGGCAATTCAGCAGCCATACACGCCCTACACGGGTCAGCTTGTTGCGGGCCTGACACCCGGACAACAACAGGGTATCGCTAACATCCAGTCAGCGCAGGGCATGGCTATGCCCTACATTGAAGAGGGTGCGGGCTATACCCGTGAGGCGGCGCGAGGCATCACCCCTGAGCTATATGATCGCTTCTACTCGCCCTATGTGCGCGATGTAGCAAACGCCACTCAGGCAAACCTCCTAGAAAGCGCAGCCCAGCAGCGTTCCGGCCTAAAGAGCGGGGCCATTCAGGCTGGTGCTTTTGGTGGTGACAGGGGCGGCATTGCTCAGGCGGAGATGGCTCGTCAGCAGCAACTGGCGCACGCTCAGTCCATGGCAAATATCTACAATCAGGGTTATGGGCAGGCCATGGGCCTTGCGGGCCAGCAGGTTGCCAACCTTGGTGCCATGGGCGGCCAGCTTGCTGGTCTGGGGACTACGGCGCAGACATCCGCTCTACAGGGCGCACAGGCCCAATTGGCCGCAGGAGCGCAGGAGCAGGCCACCAATCAGGCGCAGCTTCAGGCGCTCTATGATCAGTTCCTGCAAGAGAAGTCCAATCCGTTCCTGATCGCTCAGTACTTTGCCAACATCGCACAGGGCCTTGGCTCTACAGCGGGCGGCACATCCACGACAAGATCGCCGGGTCCAAATGTAGGCTCGCAGATTTTGGGCGGAATTGGTGCCGCAGCTAACATTGCTGGCGCGCTTCCGATGTCAGATGCGAGGGTCAAGGAAAACATTGAGGCAGTTGGTGCGCTGAACGATGGTCAGACCATCTATCGCTATAACTTTAAGGGCAATCCTCAGACGCAAATCGGCCTTTTGGCGCAAGAGGTTGAAGAGGTAAGGCCCGGATCAGTGGCTGAGGTCGGCGGCATCAAGCGCGTTGATTACAAGGATGCCACGGACGATGCAGCCAGTATGGGCGGTGTTGTGGGTCCAGATGCTGATCGTCAGGGCTTCATGAATGGCGGCATGCCCTATGGTGGTTCTGGCTTTATCCCGCAGAACCCGATGATGGCTGCGGCGTCTAGCAAAATTCCGGGTCCAGCAACGCCTTCCGCTGACGCTGGTCTGGCTGGCGCGGCTGAAATGACCCAGCCGTTTACCGACCAGCAGAAGCAGGGCGTGGCGAACATAGCTGGCATGTTCCAGAAGCCCAGCCTTTACAATTCTGGCGGTGTAGTTGGCCGCCATGGGTATGCCACAGATGGTGGTGTGCCGTCCATGCCCTACAGCGGGTCGCGCGGGTACATCCCAGAGGGCAAGCTTGGTGGCGGCGGCAGCAAAATCCCCGGCCCGCCTGACGAATACATTGACAAGGGTCTGTCCGAAGACTGGGAGAAGATCGTCCCTGTTTCCTCTAAGCAGGCAGAGGGGCTGGTAGGCGCATTTGGACGGGCCAAGAAGGCCTTGGGCTTTGGCCCTGATGCCAATATGGCGGCTGCTGGGTATATGGGCTTGCCATCTGTCTATGAAATGGGAAACCCCCAGCTTGACACGACCGCCATGCCAACGGACTTCAGCTACAAGTTTGCCGCTGGCGGCGTTGCTGGACGCAATGGCTACCAGTTTGGCGGTGAGCCGACCATGGAAGACGCCATGCGCGAAGCTGAGGAGCAGGGTCTGGCCGCAGCGCCTGCCCCTGATGAACCGCGCTACAACCGCTTGTTCCAGCGTGAAAGTGGCGGGAACTTTGGCGCACGCAACAAGCAGGGTTACGTGGGACGCGCTCAGTTTGGTGAGGCCCGCCTTACGGACGCCAAGCGGGCGGGCGTGATCCCGGCAGAGGCTACAGCAGAAGACTTCCGCCTGAACCCTGACATGCAGGAGGCGGCTGAAAACTGGCACTTCAGCGACATTAACAACTTCATTGACAGCACTGGTCTGGCGTCAATGGAAGGCAAGTCCATCAATGGCGTCCCCGTCACCCGCGAGGGCATGGTGAATGTCGCTCATCTGGGCGGCAAGGGTGGCCTTCAGAAGTTCATCTCCAGCGGTGGCCGTTACAATCCGGCGGACGCCAATGGAACCCGCCTGTCCGATTACTTCGCCATGGGCGGCGGAGAGAACATCCAACCCATGTTTGCAGATGCCAGCGGCCTTGGCGGCGCACCACAGCCCATGTCTGCCGAAGTAGAGGCGGAGGCCCCTAAGTCTGGCTTCAGCCTCAAGAACCTATTTGCCAGCGAGAACAACCCCAGCATCGTTGAGCAGATCATTGGCCGCCGTCTTTCGCCAGAAGCCCGTTCCGCAATGCTGAACGCCAGCTTTGCCCTGATGGCGGGCCGTTCGCCCAATTTTATGTCCAACCTTGGTGAGGCTGGCCGGGTTGGTACGCAGACCTATTACAACGCCCTTGCCCAGAAGCAGGAAGCAGAAAAGCAGCGCGCTGAACTGGCCCAGCAGGAATACACTGGACAGACCACTCGCATGGTTGCTGAGACAGCGCGCGACAAGGCAATCCGCGAACAGCAACAGCAGGAAGAGCTTCAGCGCCAGTTGGATGAGGCAATCGCCCAACTTCCGCCTGATCAGCAAGCCGCAGCCCGGTTGGCACCTGAGCAGTTCTTTGGAGAGAAGGCCAAGAACATTTTTGGCACTTCTGATCTTCCTGCGCTTATTGAGGAATACAAAGCCGCCAAGGAAGAGGGTTTCCCCGGAACTCTTGAAGACTGGAAAAAGGTCGGCAGTGGTTCTGCCACCAAAAGCTTTGCCCCAATTCCATACACACGCCCTGATGGAACGATTGGATACGGCGTCCCGCGCGATGATGGGACGTTTGTAGATATTCAATCCCCAGAAGGTGCTGAGTTCCTTAGCCCGTTTGAGCGGGCAAGGCAGACTAGCTCTGGAACCACAGAAGGAAAAATCAAAACAGAGCAACAGCTTTCTGCTCCGTCAGATGTTGAGGCGGCAAATCAGGCTCTGCTTGTTTTGGACAAGATAATTTCAAGCCCGTATCTAGAGCGCGGCACAGGGTTTTCTTCTCTCGCAAATGTTGTACCCGGAACGGCGGGGTATGATTTCCAAAACCTTGTAAACCAGTCAAAAAGTGGAGCGTTCTTGACTGCCATTCAGCAGTTGCGTGGCATGGGCGCTCTGTCAAACGCAGAAGGCCAGACAGCAACCCAAGCAATTACGCGCATGGATACTGCGACATCGCGGGAAGCTTTTGTGGATGCAATTTTAGAATACCGCGATGTTATTGAGCGCGGCAGGAATAAAGCCATTGCGCTCGCTTCTGGAACTCCAGTTGAGAGTGGCGAAGGTTCTGGCCCCGTTTACAATTTCAATCCTGAAACAGGTAAGTTGGAAGAACAATGATCACCGTCAAAACACCTGATGGCGGAACTGCCAAATTCCCTGCTGGCACACCCAAGGAGGCCATAGAGGCTGCAATGCGGGCAAAATTTCCCGCCCCGCAGACGGTCAATGTGGCGGAAAAGACTAGCCGTGAAAGGTCTTTGGGTGAGACGCTTGCCGATGTCGGCATGAGTACGGCTCAGGGCATCCAGAGCGGTATTCAGGGCATTGTCGGGCTTCCCGGTGATGTCCAGCAGCTTGCTGGCATGGGCGCGTCTTGGGGCGCTGGAAAGCTTGGTTTTTCGCCTGAGGTTCAGGAGGGGGCTAAGTCTCTCGGCCTGCCGCAGCTTCCAACGTCAGGAGATGTCGGAGCTTTTGCAGAGAGCATTATTGGCCCGAAGTACAAGCCGCAGACTGACATTGGGCGGTATATTGGGCGGACTGCTGAGATGGTTCCTTCCGCAGTAGCAGGGCCGGGAAGCCTTGTCCGCAAGGGTGCTATGGCTGTGCTGCCGGGTGTATCCATGGAGGCCGCCAAGGATGTGTCTGGTGGGAACCCCGTGGCTGAAGCGGCTGCGGGCATTGGCGCGTCACTGCTGGCGGCTGGCAGGGGTGGTGCTGGCACTAAAGAGTTGCTGAAGAATGTCGGCAAGAGTGACAAGGCATACGCCCAGCTAGAGCGCAGGGTTAACGACACCTACAATCGTCTGAGGTCTGCTGGCATCAAATACGATGCCAACGCGGTGGACGCCGCCATTACCGATGTCTCGCAGTTTCGCATCAATCCAAATTTGGCCCCGAAGGCCGCTGGACTGCGTGAAGAGTTTGCAAAGTTTTCCGGTCAAGGCATGGACTTTCAGGACCTTGATGAGATGGAGCGCATTGCCACTGGCATCATGCGGTCAACTCTAGATGCGACTGAAAAATTGTTCACCTCCAAGATACTTGAAAAAATCAAGGATGTCCGCGAGCGCGGCGCTTTGATCACCAATGGCACACTACCCGCCAATGAAGTAAACAGTCTTGTCAAGCAGGCAAAAGAGCTTGCCCGCCGCCGCATCATTGCGCGCGACATAAGCAAGATGAAAGACAGGGGCGAATGGTATGTATCAGGACCAGAAAGCGGACTAAGAAACCAGTTTGCGAGCTACGGAAAGAAGAATTTCCAAACATTGAGCGATGCGGAAAAGGCCGCTTTCCAATCGGTCGTGGCCCGCGAGGGCGTTCTCAACCCCCTTCATGGGGCAGGGAGCCGTCTCGGGCAGATTGCTCTTGGTAGCCTTGGTTATGCAATGGGCGATGTGACTGGTGCGATTGTCCCTTTGATTGGCTCAAATCTTGCGCGAAAATTCATGGAAGTTTACACTCAGCGCGGCGTTGAGAATGCCATCAAGACCGTTCTCGCTGGCCGTAGCGCGCAAGAAAAAGCCGCAGTGCGAGACGCAATATCAAAGACGGAAGCAAGAGCGCGCGCCGCTTTGGGGTCAAGCGCAGCGGTTCAGCAGTCCACCCCTACCGAAATAGACATTCCGGGCGGCGGCTTGCCTGTGTCAGAGAATGCTGGCGGTCGTGTAGCTCGCAAATCTGGCGGCAGGATCAAGAACCCCATCAGCGCCGAAGTCCGCAAGGTCCGCACCCTGCTTTCCGAAAAAACCGCATCCATGCTATCTGTGCCGGATGACGCAATCGCAACCGCTCTTAACATTGCAAAGGGCAATACATAATGCCAAATCTTGCTGGATTGATCCTCCCCACTCCTAACGTCAGCACGGGCTGGGGTAGTACGCTCAATAATGACCTTACCATCATTGACAACGTATTTGCTGACAATGGATCAGGTACATCTGTTGGCCTTCAGGTCGGCACGGGCAAGACCCTAAACGCTGGCGGCACCGTCATCGCTGGCGGCACGATGATCCTCGGCAGTGGTGATGGCACGAACACAGTCACGGCTCCTACCATTCGCGGCGCAAAGCGCACTGGCACCAATGCCATTGGCCCCAACCTGACGATTGACGCCATCAATGGAACCGGGACGGGCGGATCAGGCAAAATCATTTTTCAGACTGCACCCGCAAGCGTCACACCCGGCACTACTGAAAACACCATGGCCTCCCGCTTTGAAATTAACTCAGCAGGCGCTATTGGCATTGCAGGTGCGAACTACGGCTCCGCCAATCAGGTTCTGCTCTCTGGCGGATCAACCACCACACCTAGCTGGAGCAACGTAGATGGCTCTGTGATCACCATCCCCAGTCAGGCGCAAGGTGACCTTCTGTATCGCGGAGCGTCTGCATGGGTCAGGTTGGCCGCTGGCACAAACGGTCAGCTTCTGAGGACAAACGGGGCCGCCGCCAATCCATCTTGGCAAAGCGTCCCGGTTCAGGGGACATCGCAGGCCTTTTCTGGCTCCAGCATTACGTTCACCTCAATCCCTGCAACAGCCAAGATGATCACCATCTCTGTTGCTCAAATGGGTACTGCCTCTTCCACTGACGTCTTAGTTCGCCTTGGGACATCTTCAGGCGTTGTAACGACTGGATACCAGAGTACAGGAAGCAATTTTCAACAAGACAGTGGTTCCGGCGGAGATGGCGGCTCTGCAAACTCAACTGTTGGGTTTTTTGTGAACCTAGGAAGCTTGATTGCTTCCGGAACAATCAGGATCACGAATATAAGTGGGAACACATGGGTATGTGATCATACCCTTGGTGCTGAAAGCGCCAATTACTCAATGTTTGGCGGCGGAAGAATAACTCTGTCTGGCGTTTTGGATCGCGTTCAGCTTTCGCCTGTTTCTGGAAACTTTACTGCCGCTGGTTCGGCAAACATTCTCTATCTGTAAAGAATTATCGCGGCTCTACACCGCCACTGATCTTTTTTTTCCACTTGGACCCCTTGCCACCCGGCAGGGGGTTCTTGCTTTTCTTGATGCCCAGATGCTTGCTCTTCACCCGCTTGGCCTTGGCGGCGCGAGAGTGATCACCCTGCTTCCCGATTGTCTTGGCAATGGCGCAGGCCTCATGCGCAGGTGCCATGTTGGCCTCTGTATCTTCTCCGCCAAGTTCCAAGGCCCGCAGGTGTTCTACGATCCACCGCTCGCGCACACCATCAATCTTGCCGCCACACAGGGCGCAGATGCCCTTGTGGCTCTCCCAGACCTTGAGGCGCATCCGGGGCGTCATAGCCTTGCGCTTGGTGGTGCCAACGTCTTCAGTCATAGTACTCTTTTTTCCATTTTCTGAGCCTGTCTTGCGTCAATCCGTAGCCAACGCCATGGCCCAACTCAATTTTGTTTTCGTCACAACACAAGTCATTTTTTAGTGCATAGCCGGGGAAAATTATCTTGCTACCGTCTATAATTGCAAAAACGTAGACATCAACATCGTCGTTGTTTTTGAGGGTTGAAAGCAGCCGCCCATCTCGGTGACGGGTTGTTTTGACATCAATCCGCTTTCCCATGAAAATGCAGTCAAAAGACCCGCTTCTTGGCCCCGGAATAAGATCAGGGAAAATATTCATCTTCTTGCAAAAAGCATATTCACCTAAAAGGCCATCTTCATCTATTTGCAAGCCCGACAGATTGCCCATCTTGGCGTCTCTTACCTTGGCCGCCCGTGCGGTAAGAGTTCTTAATCCCGCCGCCATTTTGCAAAACATGATTTCCGGGTCTGTCAAATCAACAGAAAACATCAGCGCAACTGCGACCCAGCACGGCGGGTGGCTTCCTCTGTGCGGTAGGTCTCAATGATAGTGTCCGCCTTGTTGCGCTCTGCGCGGGCGTATTCGTCCGCCTCAACAGCGCGCACCTCCTCCTCACAGGCTTCATGGTACAGCGAGTGTGCTTCCGCCCATGCCTCACGGGTTACGGCTGAGGGCTGGTTGCTTTCAAGGATCAGCTTGGCCCGGACGCGCTTGCGCTTGAACTCCGCCCTGAGCCTCATCGCTCTGGCGGATGCAATATGGTCGGAGGAGGCCGCCAAATACCTCAGCGCCTCCTCCACCATTTCATCTGTTACCAGACGGGTCACGTTACAGGCTTCCGCCCTTCGTTGTAGACAAGGTTCAGGATGACCTCGCCGTCAGCGTTCGGGATGGGAAGAGCAAACAACTTCATCGTGATATTGTCTGCCTCAGGCTTCGCCCAAGCGCGTCCAATCTTCAGCCAATTGGTGCGCCCCTTCCTGTCGGTCTTGTAGTGCATGACATCCCAAATATCATTGGAGAAGGACGCAATATCACCATTATCAGAACCGGGATTGTCTGGATAAGTCATTGATAAACCTCTATAAATTAAAACGGCACTTCGTCGTCAAGGCTCTCTTGAATTGGGTTTCTGGGCTTGGCGGTTTCCACTGATTTTGTGCCGCCACTCAAGAACGAAGACTGGCCGCTGGAGACGGGCTTCTCTCCCTTCTCTTTCTGCTCAAAAGCCAAAGACACAAACGGACCTTTCTTGCCGCTTTTCTCCCAGCCGCTCACCCAATACTCCACAAGCTCTCCGTCAGGGGTCTTGATGGTGCAGCTTCCCTTGAAGTTGGGATGCGTGGGCTTGGTGCGGCGGTCATTTGTAAAAAGCGCGCCGCTGTTGGTGTTATCATACTCAGGCATTTTTCTTCTCCTTAGCTACCAGTTCATTCCCGCGCGACAGGAAGGCATTGTACAGTTCAGAATATTCTTCAGTTCCCTTGATCACCCCCGCATTCTGGCGGTTCTCTTCCTCACCCTTCCACCATTCCCTCAAATCAGCGGCGGTCTCAGCCTTGCTGACGGCAATCTTGCCACCCTCAAGGTAGAACTGCTTTGCTGCATTGTTGGCGGCTTCACGGTTGCGGTCCCCGGCGCTCTCCTCCGGGTCATTCCCGGTCTCAATCTGGAACAGCTTAAACAGCAAATACTTGTTGGCACCCGTCAAGGCCTTGTACAGACCCTTGTCGCCAAAACCACTCTTGCTGCGGTCATTACCACACCCGGCAGCGATGATGGGAGTGGACCACACGGCCCCGCTGATATGAGCAAGGGTATAGTGGATGCTGACTGTGGTGTTGCCGTGCTGATCAATGGACGATACCTGCTGAACGCTGGGGATCAGGATCAGGCCGTGCTTGACCATTGCGGGACGGAGGCGATCAAGGACGTCCGCCTCGGTCGCATACTTGTATCCGTGAAAGTCGTTTTCGCCCCTTTTCTGAACGTAATTCACCTCTTCCATCACTGCATTCATAGCGCGCAGGATGGTTGCCTCGGGCGATAGGCTCTCTTCTTGTACTGGTGCTTTTGCCATAGTTACCTCACTTGGATTGTGGTGCCGCCGTTTGATAGCGATGCACCGGGTACATACTGTCCGTTCTTAATAGCGTTCTTGATAGCTGTCTTGTTCGGCTCCCTTACGATTTTACACAAGGCTTCAGGTATAGCATTTTCGTCCGTGATGATCACCTTCTCCGGTGAGTTGACCACAGAAATTTTAGCCTCACCAAGGGCAACAGACTTGAGACCTGTCAGTGACAGAAGGCGGTGCATCAGGCCGCGATAGAACTGGGCGCGATGCGTCATGCGGGTCTGGCGCTCCCTGACCTTCCCGATGCGTTGCGCGGCTGCTTCCGCCAGCATCTCATTGTCCCGCATCTCGCCCAAGAGGCGGTCCATGATTTCATTGAAGCGCGTATTGCCCTCCAGCATATCACGGAAAAGCTCTTCATCTTCCGCCAGTTGCGGGTAATCCGCCAGCAAGGCATTGATTTCCCTCATTACATCTTCAGATGCCAAGATTGGGTTCGCCAAGAAACACCTCTGTTGCCAAATTGGTGATGACAGTATATGCTCGCAAACTTCCGATTGACAGAGGGCGGCCCCAGAAAGTGGTGGAAATCGTAATACCAAGGCCGCCATCAGTTAACCGATTGTGGCGGATTGGGAGGGGCCGGATGTATCGGTCAGCGGAGTATGTGGGCTGGCTGAATGAGTGTTTAGCTATTGTGAGGAGGGCGGGCATACCCGCGATAACGGGCAGATACAAAATGATGATGCGGGTTGCTCGCCCGGACAAAAGACGCCGCGACATTGACAATCTAGCCAAGGCGGCAAGTGATTTTTTACAGCACGCAAGCATCATTGAAGACGATTGCTTGTGTGAAGCTATGTACTGCAAATGGGTCAACGAAGGCCCACCTGTCCGTATTAACATATATCCAGTGAGAGGGACCAATGAGCTACCTGAAGGAACTGCAAGAACATTACAGGGCGGTAAAGGCAAGGTTGAACGCCAACGTGCCGCCGCCAGTGAAAGCCCTGCCCAAGCCTACGCCCGACTTGTCGGTGAAGGTGGAGCCGTTAATTCCGCCAAGCTTGCCAAAGGCAGGACTGGTGCCGGAAGACGCGGAAGGAAGGCTGGTCACTGAAGCCCTGCGCGAGGCCAACCCGTACTGGATTGGCGGCAATCATGCTCAGGCCATCAGGATTGCTGAACAGATGGTATCCGCTCCCCGCCTGCCTCCGCTGCCGGGTCTTGTGCTGAATGAAGTCGGTGCCATCCGCTGGATGCGTATCCTTCATGCTGTTGCAGCGCACCATAAAATTCTCCCATCAGAAATTACGGGTAAGAGCCGGAAGCGGCATATCATCAAAGCGCGGTTTGAGGTGTTCTACCGCCTGCGTGTTGACCTTAACTTCAGTTACCCAAAAATTTCTCAACTCATGAAAAAAGATCATTCCACTGTTGTGCATGGAGTGAACAAAGTGAGGCAGATGCTACTTGACCGCCGTCATGGAAGTGGTGATGATGGTAGTCTGTCTGCGGGAAACATCCACCCGTAGGTGGAACACACACCTGCCTTGACCAGTCTGCCAGAACAGCCCCTAGTCTCTGGCAGGCTGGTTCCTTAAAAGCGAAACGCCCCGGACGGCAATCCAGAGCGTTTCAGAACTGAACCAGCACGTTCAGTTGTTAATGCACAAGCAAGATATTGTGCATTGGACATCTGGGCAAGCCAAATCTTGGAACTATCCAGATGATATATGATTTATTTGACCGCCCGATAGCCTACCACAGAGTGCTTGCCGAAATTGCCGGATCAGCCAGTGGCGGTGTATTCCTGTCTCAGGCGATTTACTGGGCAAGACGCGCAACGCTGCCTGACGGCTGGTTTTACAAAACATCCGACCAATGGTTTGAGGAAACATACCTTAGCCGCCGCGAGCAGGAGACTGTCAGGAGGCGATTGACCGCCATTAACATTTTGCAGGAGGAAAAGCGGGGTGTTCCCGCCAAGTTGCACTATCGCGTTAACGAAAGTGAATTGGAACGCTACGTTCTGCAACGCTATGATACGCAGGGACACACTGGGAGACAGGGGGCTGTACAAACTAGATTGGCGGAAAGCGCCAAACTGGATTGGCGGAAAGCGCCAAACAAGGATGGCGGAAAGCGCCAAACTAATACAGAGACTACAGCAGAGACTACATCAGAGACTACACAAGATATATCGTATGATGCCGACTTTGACGCCTTCTGGGCGGCATATCCCAAACGCCCCGGTAATCCACGCAAGAAAGCTATGGCGGCGTACCGCAAGGCCCGCAAAAATGTTTCACAGGAGCAATTGTTAACGGCTGTCGGCTTGTATGCAGCGTACATGGCGGGGGAGAACCCCAAGTTTGTAGCGATGGCGGCAACGTGGCTGAATGAAGAACGCTGGAACTGTGACTACGAAAAGAGGGCGGATGTCATCCAGTCCTACAACAACATTAAATCGTCAGCGGGAACGGAAGCTGGCGGAAAATGGCTGGATGAAATCGTGGCGGTTTATCCCGGCCATGTTGGTGACCGCGCAGTGTCGGCAAAGTTGATAGCTGTGGAATTGTCAAATGGCGTGCAGGGTAAGGACTTGTGGGATGCGGCGCGCAAGTACAAGCTGTTCTGCAAAGGCCCTCCCTATGAGGACCGCAAGATTGCTCCCGCCATGCTGGAGACTTGGCTGAAGTTCAAGTGGCGGGAAATGGACGGATATGAGTTTTGTACAGTAGGCCCAGATCGCATCAAAACGGTCAGGCCCAAAAAAGCAAACGTGTAAAGTTAACAACAGGAGAAGACAAATGGCTACAGATCGTTTTACACGCGGTTACGATGGTGACCGCCATAAAGGTACGCGCCTTGGCACGTTGTGGGCAGACTGCGATACTGGTGAGGGCGATGTCACGCTTCGCTTGAATGGCATGTGCGACAACAATCCGTTGTTCCGCCTTGATGTGTTGCAGGACTGGATTGGTTTGCTTCAGAAGGAATACGACATCACGCACAAGGAATGGCACAGGGAATTGCGCCGGATTGCAAAGAAGAAGGCGGCAGAAAAGGCACTAAATCCATGAAGTCTGCCATTGAGATTTTGCGCGAACTTGGCATCCCCTTCAGGGGGGTGCCTAAGCGTAGCTTCAAGACCACATGCCCACGGTGTTCACACACCCGCAAGCACAAAGATGATCCGTGTTTGTCCGTAAGAATTGATGATACTGGTTGCGGCGTTCGTTGCTTTAATTGTAGTTATACAGACGGGAGATTTTATGACTTTAAGCCAAGCGCATCTGGAATGGTTGGAAGGCCGCCACATCAGCGTGGAGGTGGCGACAAGTACGGGGATTTACTCAGGCAAGCGCGGCAGCACTGGCGTTGAGCTAGACCCGGAAGGGCGCATCCTTGTCTTCCCATACCTTGAGAACGGTGTGGAGCAGAACGCCAAGTACCGCGCGCCCGGAAAGCGGTTCTGGCAGAAGCAGGGCGGCAAGAAGCTGCTCTTCAACCGGGATATACTGGCGGACCCCAGCCTTCAGGACGGCTCGCATCCTCTGGTGATCACTGAGGGTGAAATGGATGCGCTGGCGGTCATCACCGCTGGCTATCCGTTTGTTGTATCAGTTCCAGACGGCGCACCGCCTGCCCGCGATGCTCAGGGAAAGCTAATAGATGTTCCTGAGAACACTTACGACATAGACCCGGACAATGATGACAAGTACCAGTTCATCCTGAACGACTGGGAAGCCCTGTCCAAAATCAAGTCCATCGTGATCGCGGTTGATAACGATGAGCCGGGTTCGCGCTTGGCAAAAGAACTGGTCAGGCGTCTGGATCGCGTCCGCTGCAAATTCGTCTCTTACCCGGACGGATGTAAAGACCTCAATGAGGTTCTGATGGCGCAGGGTGCCAAGGGCCTTCTGGATGTCGTTACCTCGGCCAAGCCATTCCCGGTGTCTGGTGTCTACAGCTACAATGACCTGCCGGATGAGGCCCCGCTTGCCACAGTGACCACTGGCTGGAAGGGGTTGGACGAAAACCTGATGCCTTACACTCCCGCCTTCATGGTGGTGACGGGGTTTCCCGGCCAAGGCAAGTCAACGTGGACCATCCAACTGGCGGCGCAGCTTGCCCTGTATCACGGCTGGAATATTGGCATTGCCAGCTTTGAGATGCGGATCAAGCCGTATGTGACCAACCAGATTAACAATGTCTTCATCAGGAAGCGCCTTGATGCCGCCACCCCGGACGCGCGCCTAGCACCAGAAGCTTTCATGCAGAGGCGGTTCTGCTTCATTGCCCCGGACCCGGAGGAGGACATTGACCATGATCTGGGATGGCTTCTGGACCGCATGGCAACGGCAGTAATCCGGCACGGCATCAAGGTCTGCATCATTGACCCGTGGAACGAGATTGACCACAAGCGCGACCGTGACGAGAGCCTGACCGAATATACCGGGCGGTCCATCCGCAAGCTGAAGGTCTTTGCCAAGCGGTATGATGTGCTGGTCATCGTCGTTGCTCACCCTGACAAGTCCGCCCGGAACCGGGACGCAGACGCCATAGGCCTGTCAGACATCAGCGACAGCGCCCACTGGGCTAACAAGGCGGACATCGGGGTTACTATCGCCCGCATCGGGGATGACCCGGAAAGCACCAGCACGGGCGTCTACATCAAGAAGATCAGGTATCAGCCAGAGGCTGGCAGGCCGGGAGAGGGTCTTCTGCAATACGACCGGGAGCGCCGGATATTTGTGGAAACGGTCGCTGAGACTTAGGAGGCCTCAAAACGCTGCTCCGTCGTGGCGCTGGCGGCGTTTTGGGGTGTCCCCGGTAGGTGGCGACCTAAAACAGAAAAGGCCCCCTAAGGGGCCTCCCTGATGGCTTGGCGAGCCGACTGAGCGATGTTCATGTAGGCCCTGTGGTCGGACGGCGAAACTGAGATAACGATCATGGCCCGCTTCGCGCCGTCTGTTATCTTGACCTTCCAATGCCGACTACCCAGTTCTCGGTCTGTGATCGTGATGCCATACTTGTCCAAGTAGCTGGCTATCTCCTTGAACATTTTACTCGGGTTTGCTGACATCGTTTAACCTCCCAGCTTTTTTAAGTACCTGAATTGCCTCTGCCTTGCGCGGATCATCATCGCTCATCAAAGCCACAGTGATTTCGGTGAACAGAACAAAGAACGGCAATGCAGCAATGAGCCTTGCGTTGGCCCTGCTTTCATCGGTGGCTTTGTCATGCGGCGAACAATCGGCCACAACACCGTATCCGGGGCCGTCTGGACCCCATACCCAGTCCGACCCTTCGTCGCCGTAGCGAAACCCGCCCTTGCGCTTGTAAACGCCCGGTAGCGTGCCGCCATCGTCGTATTGCGCCCACGGGAAAGGGGTGTGTTCTACTTTCTTTTCCATGGCTCCAATCCCTTCTCTAGTGCTGCAATTGCCAGTCCGATGTAATGGGGCGGGTCATAACGCTTCCACCGCACTACGCTGTTCACGCCGCAACCCAGCATAACCGCGACCTGATGGTCAGCAAGGCCGCGTTCCCTGCAAAGGTCAATGTATGACCTGAAGTCTTTGTGTTTCACTTTTCTCTCCTTTTGATACACAAAAGGGGCCGAAGCCCCTTCGCTTTAGAGTGATGCCAGCGCCTCTGCGCGCGGCTTGATGCGGACGGTCGTGACCTCCGCGAGCTTGCAGTGATCGTCGTACCACTGCTGGCCCAGTTCCTTCTTGACGCTGGCGGTATCCAGCGAAGCGCGGATGGACTTGCCGATGCTGACCTTGAAGATCACGCCTTCAATTTCGTCAAGACCGGAGGCCTTGGCCTTGTCCTTGAGCGCATCAAGCTGCTCGGTCAGGGCCTTGATCTGGGCGTCAAGCTGGCCGATCTGGTCTGCGAGGGTGTTGCTGGTCATCGTCGTAGCTCCTGTGTTGGGGTGGTCACCGCGACCGCCTATGAGCAATCATGTATACCCATTTGGTGACGGTTGCAACAGTTTTCTGCGCTGTGGATAACTTGATTGTAAAAAAAACAGGGTGTTGTAAAAACAGAGGTCATGAGCAACGAAGCACCCCCAAAACCAAAGCGTGGGACATGGCACGATCAGGCCCGCGAGATGCGGGCTACTCTGGGCCTCTCCTACGAAGAAATCGGCTACAGGCTGGGCGTGAGCGGGGTGGCGGTCTATTTCGTCATCAACCCGCACCGCCGCTGGAAGGGCAAAAAGAAAACGCCCGATGAGCAGCAGCCAAGCCTTGATCAGTCTGGCAACGAATAAAACTTTTTTTCTGCGGCCTTTCTGGCAGCAATGGCCTCTTCAATTGTATTGAAGTAGCCAATGTGTTTGTGTTTGCTGTCAATTTTTACGTAAGAAACCCATTTTTGGCGGGACTTGTCCAAGTGTACGCCCGCGCTACCGCTAGTGTTGTTTTTTCTAATTTTGCAGTTTTGGTTATTTATTGAAGAACTAACACTCCTAAGATTGGATATACGATTATCCAGCTTATCTCGGTTTTTGTGGTCAAGAATTCCGTTAGGGAATTCGCCAAAAATATACAACCAAGCCAATTTGTGAGCGCGGTAGCTTTTTTGGTCAATCTGAATTCTCCAGTATCCTTGGGAATTAACGGAGCCAGCGACCGATCCTATTAAAATGTTTCGGTTGGCCTTTTTGATCCAAATAAAAACCCCAGTATCCGGGTCATAGCTAACTAGCTCTTTTAAGCGTGCTTGTGTAAGGTCGCTCACAGCCATTGGCCTCCTCAACAGGTCAAAAGGTCAGAACGCCGCCAAAGCTGATGACCTTGGCGGCGTTCGTATTATAGCGGGTTGTTTTGGTTTTTTCAACTCAAGCGGCGATAGAGGTTCCCTTGAGCTTGGCGAACTCCTGCGTGAGGTGCCAGAGTGCGCGGTTCAGCTTGAGATCACCGTCAGCGCCGTTCACCGGGCGCGTCTCGCGGAATGAGGTGCGATTGGTTTCCTCATTCGTGTGGCGGTAGTTCAGGCCGCCCCGGATCAGGTTCTCCTGCGCGCGGTTGAACGTGTGCCAGAGGCTGGGGGCCAGATCAGCTTCGCGGCGGGGGCGGACCACCTCAGAGCCGTTGATCTTGGGCAGCGTCTCATCGTCAAAGCGCAGGCGGAGGGCCGCCTCACCGAAGATGCGCTGTTCATCACGGTCAAGGCCGACCGCCTGAAGCTGCTGGGCGTGACCCAGAGCGGCCACCGCGTCATCCAGAACGCGGTAGGTGCCTTCAATCACCTTGTCCAGCACGCCCCTGCCAGAATGGCCGACCTTGACGCTGCCAAAGTCCTGATCCGAAACCGTCAGGCCGTTGGTGCAGACGAGGCGGAACAGACCAGCGTGAAGCTGGTAGGACGAGGTGCCGTCATGGGCGTTGAGCAGGACCACTTCCGGGTGGCTGTCGCCCACCTTGGGAACGCCAGCGAGGTTGTCGCTGCGGCGGAAGCGGATCAGGTGCTTGGTGAAGGCGCGCTTTTCTTGATCGCGCGATCCGCCGACCTGAACCTTGACCGGGACGAAGCCTTCCTTGTTGAGGCCAGCCAGCAGTTCATGGGTGGGGATCACCTGAAAACGCTCAGAGCGGCTGGAGTGACGGTCGCTGGAGAACACGGTCGGCGCGAACTGCGCGATCTGCTCATAGGACAGGGCCTCACCGCGCTGGGCGCTGATGGTGATGCCGCCCCGACCGAAGCGGCGGACGTTGCGGGCGATGGAAGTGACGTTGTTCATTGGTAGCTCCTGTGGTTGGGACTGAAGCACCGCGCCTCAGTTCGTGAAGTTTGTATCTCACAATTGGTGATGAGGGTCAACCCCCTCCACAGCAAAAAATGTAAAAATGTGGAAAACGTGAAAACTGCCAGCAAATCATGCTATGATGATAAGAACAGGAGGCCCGAATGAGCCGCGCAGAAATTTTAGCCAGAATTGATATTATGCAACTGCCTGATGAAATTGCTCCGGGCGTCAAGCTGACGGCGCTCAGGGAGTTCATGGACTTGCCGCCTGTACAGCGGGCGGTAATGATTGGGGCGGTCATGTGCCTATGCAGTGAGGCGATTGATGCAATCGTCAACGACAACCCGGATGATGCGGAGATGATCCGCGAGGTGCTTCAGGACTTGAGCATAGAACCGTCTAACGAAAACACCCTGAACTAGATGCACGGAGAACATGCAACAGGGGTGATCAGAAAAAGTTAGTCCGCAAACCTGATGCAGATTTGCGGACTAGATTGCGTGACTTTAGCGCGGTGATTTGCTACTATGTCCTTGTGCTACCAAGGTATTTCATCTTCCGGCCAGACGGCGGAGAACACCCGTCCGTTGATCAGGTCAAAGGCATAGCCCTCGCTCAGGGGCGGCTCTACATCGTCCAGTTCCAGCGCGCCGTAGAAGTCCCGCTCCTCGGGGGCCAGAACATTGGATGGGTACTGGCTGATATTGATCAGGATATTGTACATGGCTCATTCTTCCGTAATGTCTCTGGTTACAGTTATGAAAAGGTCGCCCACATCAAACCGGGCCTCTTTAGTGATGATGGCTTCAGCGCACCGCCGGGTGATACCCCAGCGCGTTGCACAGTTGCTGATATGGCGGGTCCGCTCAGAGGTCTCCCCTGTCCGGGTATAGGTATCGTAAACATCCCGGCTCAGGCGAATGTACTCGGGGAGCCAGTACAACCGACCAGCCTTGGTGCTGGGTGCGGCAAACGTTTCAATGATCTGCATGGCGGTATCTCCAAAAAAATGGGTGAGGGGCGCGAGGCCCCTCGGTTAAGGGCGGTTAGGAACAACGGCATTCAGGGTTTCCGCCCATGCGCCGTGATTGGAGCGGAGCGGCATCAGGACGCACAAGGCATCGTCACGGCCTGTAAACGACACGCCAGCGGGAGAGGAGGCGGTCCAGACATGAACGTGAATACCTATGGCCTTACCCGTCAGCACCTTGCTGATCTTCGCCAAATCACCGTAGTAGGTGGGATTGAATTGGATTTTTCCCGGAGCGTCTTCAGGGCGGTCGGGATCAGGCGTGTATTCCTTGCCGTTGCCCGTGGGCAAAATGCGCCTCCAGTCGGGGAACGTGCCATCCACCGGGGTGAAGATGACAGTTCCCAAAGAACAGGGGCCGCCAGTCTTTCGGGCATCGCGCAGTTCAATGTCTGTCAGCTTGTACCCGGTCAGGGCCTTCTTGACGGCATCCAATGGGATGATGATGTCGCCCTCAACCGGAGCATCGGCGTACCGCCCAGCAAACAGGCGGTGTCCATCCGTAGAAACAATATGCCCGGACGGCGAAATGCAAACGCCATTCAGGTAGTAGCGGGTTTCCTCAGTGGAGCAGCACACAAGGGCGGCTTTCAAAAGATCAACGGGGAGCGTAGTAACAGCGGTCATGACATACCTCATAAGTTAACATTCTTGGGCGGGCTTGCCCCCACGCCACCAGCCGCAACTGGTGGCGGGAGAGTTTCCCTAGAGAAGGTCATCGCTCTGGCGGACCTTGAGCAGGTAGCTGGACCCATCAAACTCAATGGACAGGTCATCTTCGGCGTAGACATCCAGCCAGAGGGTCAGGCCCTCAACGGCGGCGGCATGGGTTTTGTAGATGCCCAGTGTGAACTTGTTCATGCGAGGTTCCTCCAGTGATTGATCTGCCACTCACGGCTGTTAGCGTAGGCGATGGCCTCTTCCTTCGTCGGGAAGGCCGCGCGGTAGCAGCCCTGCCAGAGACCCCAATGCTCAGTGTCTTCGTCGTAGCCCAGTTCAGCGACATCGCCGTGGACCTGATACCAGAAGTCAGAGCAGGCATCCTCCGGGCTGGAACCCTGACCGATGCGCGAGCTTTCGTTTTCTACCGGGTTGTCATAAGCGAACCACAACTCGTTGGTCGCATCATACTTCGTGATCAGCTTCGTCATAACATCCTCCGTGGGGGCCGTAAGCGGCCTATGCCTAGTTCCATACACCCAATTGGTGACGGGTGTCAACAGCCATGTAAAAGAAAAAGGGGCCGAAGCCCCTCTGATTACTCCTCAAACCAGACGTTGTTCTCTTTGCGGAATTTGGGGTGATTGTCATCGCGGCCAAACCTGACATCCTCAATCGGCTTGCCGCCCCGGAGCCGAGAGGAAATGTGAGCAGGCCAGAGCTTGCTGGCGCTCTGATACCGACCGACCAGACCGTAGGCGCAGATATCGTTCTCGCCAAACAGCTTGGCCTCAATCCGCTTCGTCTGACCGCGCAGGGTGACTTCAACCGTGCCGGGGGTGTAGGTGAAGCTGTAGCCGCTATCAAGGGTCCGGGTGACAGCCTCGCCAGAGGCGGTGAAGGTTTCGCGGTTGATCAGGGTCTTCGTCATCGTAGTCTCCTGTGTGGGGGCCACCAGCGGCCTATGACCACTGTCCTACGCCCAATTGGTGATGATCGTCAACACCTTTCTTGGGGATAACCAGCGCAAAAGTCAGAAAAATGCGGTATGATGCTTCGCATGACTGACAAGCCTACAAAGGACAATGTGGTTGCGCTCAAGAAGCGCGGACGCCCTCCGTTTCAGTGGACACCGGAGCTTGAAGACTACATCCTAGAGAAGATCATAGCAGGCCATAGCTTGCGCGCGATTGTCGCCATGGCAAGGGATGAGGACTACAAGGGCAAGCCGTTCCCCAGCGTGGATACGTTGATGGTTTACGCTGCGTCAAACCCTGATTTTTCAGCACGTTACGCGCGTGCGAAGGAACTTCAGCAGGACATGATGGCAGAGGAACTGTTGGACATCATAGATGGGCGGCACCCTGACTTCGTTAATGCGGAACTGGGCCAGCGCAAGGAAAGCGTGGAAGCCCGCAAGTGGGTCATGGGCAAGCTCCGCCGCAAGAAGTGGGGCGATGTAAAGGTCACTGAGGTCACTGGCGGTGACGGCCAGCCCCTTATCCCGCCACAGGTCATAGACACCCGCTCCCTGCCCCCAGAGGCACAGGCGGCTCTCTATCAGGCCCTACAGGTCATCAAGGCCCAGCAGGAAGCAGAAGACATCAACCCAGCCACAGAGGAAACATAGCCATGACCCTCACGCCCATTGAGGTCATCATGCTGGCCTACAAGGTGCGGCAGGCTCAGAAGTCCTTCCATGCAGTGATGCAGTCAGGCGAAGCGGCAGACCCACCGCTCATGGACCGCCATAGTGTCATGGTGGCACTGGAGGAAGAGCTTGACCCCATCTTGCAGGCGTATGTGGACTACTACAGCGCGCTGGATGCCTCATGGGACTGGTGATGCAGGGACCGCCCCCAATCCTCAGATGCCCCCTCTGTGAGAAGACTGTGGAAATCGTCACCCTCCAGCGGTCTCTGGAAGACGTTAACATTTGCGTTGTGATATACTTTCACCCTGACGGTGAACGTCATTTTGTACATTACACTCCGAAGCATCAGGGAGAATTGACGTATGACGAAAGACCTGAACCTTGAGGCCGTTAACAGCGCCCTAAGCGGGCAAGTCCAGAAGCTACTGGCGGAACTGAAGGCAGCAGACAAACGCAACGTAGAACTTATGGCGGAAACCTCCCGCCTTCGCCTTGCGCTTCAGCGTATCGGGCGTTGGGGTTCACCAATGATAAGGGGGTATGTAAATGCGGCTTTGGTTGGCATACGGGCTGGAGGCGGTGATCCTGTGGATTATGATCAAGTGGGTTCAGTTCGTGAACAGGGGGCGCAAGCATGAGTGATATTTCAGACGTACTTCGCAAGGTCATTGAGCTTGACATTAGTCTTGGCCTTGATGGAACTGAGGAAGCTCTGGCGGAGATCACCCGCCTCACAGCAGAGGTGGAACAGAACGCCATAGACCTTGAGGAATACAGGCGTGATGTGGAACGGCTGCGGGCGGCGCTGAAGTGGTACGCCGAACAAGCTGAAGGGTGCCGCAGGTTGGGTAGGTTTGGCGACCCATTCCGTCATGCCCTCGACGCAGACGGCGGAGAACGCGCCCGCGCCGTCCCCAGCATTGATAACTTGCAGGCTTGCCTTAACGTACTGGGCCTGCGACTTACGGTGACCAGAAGTGGGAGACAGAAAGACGATGAACTATGACTTTGTTGTTAACGAAGATCACCCGCACAAAGGCGGCAATCTTTGGCAGGGCGATCCTTGGACGTTCGCTCCGCGTGTCTGGCGGTACATGATGGACCGCTTCGCCGTCAGGTCTGTTCTGGATGTTGGGTCAGGGAGAGGTCATGCCGCCGCATGGTTCTACAAGCATGGGTGCGCCACAGTAGCCATAGACGCTGAAGAGCAGAATGTTGCCAGCGCCTTCTATCCGACCGTCATGCACGACATCACGCTCGCTCCGTTTACCTGCCCGGTGGACCTTGTCCACTGTCAGGAAGTCGTTGAGCATATTGACCCGTCCCACATCAACAATCTGATGATGACGCTCTGCAACGGTGACGTCATTATCATGTCTCACGGTGAGCCGGGGCAGGTTGGGCATCATCATGTTAACCTTCAGCCCGACAGTTACTGGATAGAGCAGATGGGCCAGCGCGGCTTTGCCCTGTTGGATGATGATACCATCCGTGTCCGCAAGCTGGCGGAAGGCGAGGCAGCACATCACTTGGCGCGCTCCGGTCTGGTATTCGGGCGCAGGATGGCGAGGCAGGCATGATCACAAGACTTGAGCCGCCAATCCCGCTGGCAACCGCCAAGGGCGATGGCTGGGCATTTGCCGTCATTGACTATGGCTTTGAGGCAGACCTGATCTGGGTGGTTGCCGTTAACAAAAGCCGTGAGATTTGGTGCATACCCAACCACGATGTCAGGATGCAGAAGAACTGGACTGCTGGGAGGCGGGATGAATAAGGCCGCGCCTGTCATGATCCCTATGCGCTGCCCGGTCTGCAAGCAATGTTGGCGGGAAGAGAGTACACTACGCTGCATTTACAATGGACCGTTTGACGGCTATGTAGGGGTGAAGCAACAGCCGAAACCGCCATGCTGATTGACCCCAAGAGCCTAAGCCAGTTCTTCCCTGTTGACCCCAGCAGGCCCGTAGACGTTGACGGCACAATGCGGGACATTGAGGCCGCCTACTACGAAAGCAGCCTGTACGAGTTCCTGAAGGCTGGCTGGCGGTATATTGACCCTAACCCTTATGTAGACAGTTGGCACCTTGGGGCCATTGCAGAGCATTTGGAGGCGGTCAGGGACGGCCAGATCACCCGCCTGATCATTAACCAACCACCGCGCACATCCAAGTCATCCATGCTGGTAGCCTTTGACCCGTGGGTTTGGGCGCAGGCTGAGAAGACCGACACATCTGGCCCCGGTGTGCAGTTTTTGCATGCCTCATATGCGCAGAACCTGTCCATCCGTGATAGCGTCAAGACCCGCCGCCTCATTGAAAGCCCATGGTATCAAAAGTACTGGGGCAACCGCGTCAGCATCACGACTGACCAGAACACCAAGACCCGCTTTGACAACAATCAGGGCGGCTACAGGCTTGCAACATCCGTTGGCGGCACGCTGACAGGTGAAGGCGGCGGCATCATCATCATTGACGATCCGCACAACGCTGTGGAGGCGGAGAGCGAGACCGTCCGCACCAGCACACTGGAGTGGTTTGACAACTCACTCAGCACCCGCCTTAACAACCCGCGCACTGGCGCAATCATCCTAGTCATGCAGAGACTGCACGAGGAAGACCTGACGGGCCACATCCTGAGCAGCGATGCGGGTCAGGACTGGGTGCATCTCATGCTGCCCATGCGCTATGAGCGGGATCGCGCCGCCGTGCTGTATCCCAACGCTATTGGCTGGGAAGACCCGCGCGAGGATGAGGGTGAGCTACTTACCCCTGAGCGGTACGACGAAACCTCTGTAGCGCGCTTGGAACGTCAGCTAGGGCCATTCCAAGCGGCAGGTCAGCTACAGCAGCGCCCGGAGCCAAAGGGCGGCGGCATCCTGAAGCGCGACTGGTGGAAGGACTGGGACCGCGAGAACTACCCGGAAGTCAGCTATGTGCTGGCGTCCATTGATACCGCCTACACCGCCAAGGAAGAGAACGACTATTCCGCCATGACGGTCTGGGGTGTATTTGAGGATGAGAACGAAGTCCCGCGCGTTATGTTAATGAACGCATGGCGGGCCAAGCTTGAGTTCCATGAGCTTGTTGAGAAGATCGCCACCACCGCGCGCAAATTCAAAGTTGACAATATGTTAGTGGAGAACAAGGCCACGGGCATCAGCGTTGCGCAGGAAATCCGCCGCGTGTACGGCTACGAGGACTGGGGCCTCCAGTTGATGGACCCCAAGGGGCAGGACAAGGTAGCGCGAGCCTACAGCGTGCAGCACCTGTTCGCCGATGATCTTATTTACGCTCCCCTTAACTTCTCATGGGCGGACATGGTTGTGACGGAGTGCGCCAGCTTCCCTAAAGCCAAGAACGATGACCTCGTGGATACGGTTACGCAGGCCCTGCGCTTCCTCCGCACGACCGGGATGTTAATGCGCGGCTCTGAGCGCACGGCGGAATTGTCTGACGGTCTTGCATTCAAAGGCAATTCAGGTGATACACCTCTATATCCAGTATAAAGGTCATTAACATGCTCCGCGTGCAGGCTTTCATCACCAGCCAGTGTGGCTGCAAGTACACGGTGGAAGCTCACGCTGAAGGCGTTGATACGCCATTCATCTTCAATATTGACGCAAATTCTGATAAAGATGCGGCTATGGAAGCAATCCGCCGCGTGGAGGCTATGGACAGCCTCGTAACCCAATCAGCGAGGGCTATCTAATGGCTGTTCCCGGCCTCAACCCCAACATCCGCCTTATCCCAGACATGGAAGAGGAGAGCATCCTAGATGATATTGTCGTTATTGACGCGGATGAAGGCGGCTCAGACACAGAACTGGACGAGGCAGGGAATGTCCTGCGTATCCAACACGCGAACGGCGATGTCACCGTCTCTATTGACGGAGGACCAATCAGTCGCGCCTCCGCCCCCGACGAACCCACCGGATGGTACGACAACCTAGCCGATGACATCAGCGACCTTGAACTAAGCCGGATCGCGGAAGAACTTCTGCGCGGCATTGAGGCGGACATCCAGACCCGCTCAGACTGGCTTGAGGATCGCGCTCAGGGGCTGAAGCTGCTGGGCCTGAAGATTGAGCTTCCGGGCGTGCAGGGTACAAGCGATGGCGCACCCGTTGAAGGCATGAGCAAGGTCCGCCACCCGCTTCTGCTTGAGGCCGTTCTGCGTTTTCAGGCAAATGCCCGCTCCGAACTCCTGCCTACAGATGGCCCCGTCAAGATCAGGGATGACAGCAACAACTCTGGCGTTGAGCTAGATGAGCTTGCGGCGGCCCTTGAGAAGGACATGAACCATTACCTGACGGTCACGGCGTCCGAATACTACCCGGATACCGACCGCATGCTGTTCATGGTCGGCTTTGGCGGCGATGGCTTCAAGAAGGTTTACTACTGCCCGCTCCGCAACCGCCCGGTGTCTGAGAGCATTGATGCTGAAGACCTGATCGTTAACAACGCGGCAACCGACCTTGAGAGCGCCAAGCGGATCACGCATCGCATCATGATGCGCCCGTCTGTTGTAAAGCGCATGCAAATCCTTGGCGCTTACCGCGACATCGCTCTGTCTGAGCCGCAGGAACCTAAGCTTAACGCTGCGAAGGAAGAGAAGAACGCACAGCAGGGCATCTCCAACACGGTGATGAACCATGAGGACCGTGACCGCGAGATTTACGAGTGCTACTGCGAACTGGACATTGCTGGCTACGAACACAAATGGAAGGGCAAGCCGTCTGGTTTGGAAGTCCCGTACCGCGTCACGATTGATGCCTCCAGCCGCCAAATCCTGAGTGTGGTGCGGAACTACAAGCAGGAAGACAGGCTCCCGACCGCCAAGAAGGTATTCGTCAAGTATCCGTTCGTGCCGGGTCTGGGCTTCTATGACATCGGCCTCCTGCACATTCTGGGCAACACCACTAACGCGCTTACGGCCACATGGCGGGAACTGCTGGACGCTGGCATGTTTGCCGCCTTCCCCGGCTTCCTCATTGCAGAGCAGGGTGCGCGCCAGAACAGCAACATCTTCCGCGTGCCTCCCGGCGGCTCTGCCACGGTCAAGACCAACGGCATGAAGATCAGCGATGCCATCATGCCGCTCCCGTACAAGGAGCCTTCGTCCGCCCTGATGCAGATGTCAGAGAACATCTCGCAGTACGGCCAGCGCGTTGGCGGCACCGCTGAACTGGCGGTTGGAGAAGGCCGTCAGGACGCTCCTGTAGGCACCACACTGGCAATGATTGATCAGGCCACCAAGGTACTGAACAGCGTCCACAAGCGCCTGCACGCCGCTCAGGCTGAGGAGTTCCAGCTTCTGAAGGAATGCTTCCGCGAGAACCCGGACAGCTTCTGGCAGCGCAACAATGCCCCCGCCTATCCGTGGGATCAGGAGACGTTCCTGAGGGCGCTGGAGAGCTTCTACCTCATCCCGCAGGCGGACCCTAACACCGCCAGCCACACCCAGCGCATGATGAAGACGGTGGCCCTGATCCAGTTGGCATCGCAGGCCCCGGATATGTTTGACCTACAGGCGGTCAACCGTCAGGCGATCCGCACCATCGGCTACAACCCGGATGAGTTCGTCAAGAAGGATCAGGGTAACCCGTCTCCGCAGGCTATGGAAGCCATGGCAGGCATTGAGAAGGTCAAGTCTGAAGTCGTTAACGAAACCATGCGTACCAAGGCGGATGTCGCCCTGACCATGGCTCAGGCCCAGAAGACCGCCATGGAAACCCAGATGGGTCCGCAGGGTCAGGCGCAGAACCCGGCGGACATGCTGAATGCTCAGGCGGACCTGATGAGTGCGGAGAATGACCGCATGGACCTGACCATGAAGCAGAAGCAGCTTGAAGTGGACGATAAGGACATCTCCATTGACGGTGAGAACCGTGCAGCGGAGCGCGACAGCCGCGAGAAGCTTGCAATGGTAAACTTGCAGCGTGACGCCCTCCAGATGGACCATGAGAAGGCCATGCTGGAAGGTGACATGGCGAAGATCGCAATGCAGCAAGTGCTGAAGCCTGAACCGTCTCCTGCGCCAAAGGGGCCGGGTAAGAAGCCGAAGCCGGGTCTTGTGGGGTAAGTGAAATGGCGGGCAAGAAGAAAATTGTTGGCGATGTTGTAGACGCCGCCATGAGGTTGATTGCTGGCGCAGAGCCGCAAAATACCGTTAAGGCTTACAAGCTTTTCAAGCAGGAAGGGGGCAAGCTTTACCCGCTATTTGTCGGCGCTAACGAAGAAGTTCCCATGAACCAATGGGTGAAGGCTACGGCTGGCCCTCAAGCGGCAAGCGGAAAAGTAAAGTCAAGGATTGGCGAGCTTGCATATCGCCCCGGCTGGCACGCTGGTGATCTTCCAATTGCAACGCACATTGGTGCAAAGTCGCACGGTGATCCAAGCCTCCCGCCTGATACGCGGCCCTCCAATCAGGTATGGGGGGAGGTTGAGATGGCGAATGATGTTGATTGGCAAAAGGTCGCCAATGAACGCGCCCGCATGACCAAGAAGGGGACGCCTGACCCCAAGACCGCCCACATTACGGATCAGGTGCCTTATGGCGGCTATTACCGCTACAAGACCAACCCTAACATGACTGGCGAATGGCTGATTGGCGGCGACATGCGGGTCAACCGCGTGCTTACCGACGATGAGGTCAAGGCCATTAACGAAGCTGCGGGCGTGTCTGATCTGCCGCGCCGTGAGGGCTATGGCCCCGGCGGTGCAATTGATGACATCGTAAAGATGGCGGGCAAGATTTTTAGCGGCGCAGATGAGCCTACAAAGACAGGCATCAGGGCGTATCATGGAACGCCGCATGATTTTGACAAGTTTGACATCAGCAAGATTGGCACGGGCGAGGGCGCGCAGGCTTACGGGAATGGGCTGTATTTTGCCGAGAATGAGGGCGTGGCAAAGGGGTATCGGGACAAGCTTTCGCGCCAAGTGTCATACGATGGGCAGCCCGTAGCAAACTCTCATCCAATGGATAACGCTAAAGCGGGGGCTGTTAGTTCGGTTGCGAAATTGGTGGCAGATGGAATGTCACCAGAAGCGGCAATCGCGGATCAGGTTATTGTGTGGCAAAGCTACATAGACAAGATGGCTTCCCTTTCAAAGGGAAAGCCAGAACTTGAAAAGCTTTTGCCGGAACGCATGAAAGGAATGCAGGATATTGTTTCGGAACTGAATGCCCTTGACCCGGCGCAGTTCAGAAAAAACCCCGGCAAGATGTACGAAGTCAACATCAACGCCGACCCTAACCAGTTCCTAGACTGGGACAAGCCGTTGAGTGAGCAGCCCGCGCTAAAGAAAATACTTACAGACAATCTAGGGTTTAAGCCGTCACCGTGGCCTTATGACGGCTATTTGAGCGGCAGGCAATCAATGCTGCGCCCTGATGCTGGTGGGGATGAGGTATATCGCGCCCTTGGTAAAGAGCGCGCCGCTGGGACAAATCCATTCCCATCTAAAGAGGCCGCGACGGAAATTCTCAAAGAAGCAGGCATCCCCGGCATCAAGTACCTAGACGCTGGATCGCGCGGCGCAGGTGACGGCACCCGCAACTACGTTGTCTTTGATGACAAGCTCATCTCCATCATCCGCAAGTACGGCATCGCAGGCGCATCCGCCATGCTGGGTTACAATCTGATGGAACAGCTTGATCCCAAGCAGGCTCTTGCTGCATCAATGGCGGACCAAGACTACCAGTCCAGCAGGCCGCAGAGGTCTATGGGCGGTAACAACTCAGTTTCAGGCGCGTTGAATGTAGCGCGCGGGCTGCAAGGAGGCATGTGATGGCGGGTAAGGGCGATATTGTTGAGCAGGCGCTGAAGCTGATCATGGGTGGCGGTAATGATGCCGCCAAGAAAGCCTTTGCCAATACTCGCTTGAAGACGCCGCAGGGTGATCCCATGCGCCTCTATCACATGACGCCTGAGGACATCTTTGAGTTCCGCGCGTCACCTGAGAACCGCAGTGGCCCTGCTGTTTTCCTCAGCCCGTATCCCGACTTTCAGCCCGCCTATCATCAGTCGGCAGAGCGCGGCCCCTCTGGCGAATTGACCAGCCAGTTCAAGGAAGGCGCTAACGTCATGCCTGTTTACGCTGACGTTCGTAATCCCTTGGTTCTGGATCACCCGAGAAAGATCAAGGAAGCAGCCGCCAAGTATCAGAGTGGCGACAGGAACTTCCCCCGCATCATGACGCCTGAAGCTCGCGCCGCCATGGAGGCAGAGGGCTATGACGGTGTTGTGTTTGGCGGTGACAACCCCATTCCCTACGGCGACAGGGCCATGGATGCGCGCCTTGGGTTTCAGGAAGCGCGTGATGAGGAGTTCCTTGTGTTTGACCCCAAGCGCGTGAAGTCGGCTGTCAGCAACACTGGTGAGTATGACTTTACAAACCCCGACATTACCAAGGCGGAAGGTGGGCAAGTGCGAGAAGGTTACGCTGGCAAAGGGCGCGTTGTTAAAAATGTGGTTGGAAGCATTGTTGACGCGGTAACCGGGCGCACGCCAAACCGCGTCTTCCCTGAACTTGCAGAGCGTTACCCTGAAGTGGCTCCGCCTGTTACGGCATTTGATAAAAAGACAGGCAAAGAATATCTAGCCAAGGACTTGTCCCCTGAGGCGCTGGCGGTCCAGAAGGCCCGTGATGTCATCCAGAAGGACATTGACGCTGGCTCCTATGATCCGTTTTTTGATGTAAGAGCGCGTGCAGACGTTGACCCGTCTAACTATCCCAGCACGGGCAAAACCATTGATGTTAAGCCTGTGCGGCCTGAAACACAGGCCAAGTACCGGGCCATGGCGTTTGACCCGGAAGGTCTTTCACGCTTGCGTGAAGGCTACACTGCTGGCCTTGAGCAAAAGGACGTTGCTGAAAACTGGTACTTTATGAAGCAGCTTGAGGACAAGTTCGTTGAAGAACTTGGGCCTGAGGAAGGGCGCAAGCAGTTCAAGGAGCGTTTTGCAAAACCAATGGCGCTGACCACTGGCGGCGCTGATCCGACATCCAATCTTCTCATGTCTTATTATGGCAATTTCCTGCGCGAAAAAGGCCTGCCGATACCAGAGGCGGCCTATGACATGCCATTCCCGATTGGCGGGCGTTTCGCATCTTCCAACATGGGCATGTTTGGCCGCAACATGGAGAAGGAGATAACTCCCGACAATCCAAAGCGGCTTAACTTCCAAAACAATTTCTTGGGCTACAAAGAGCCGACCATTGACGAACAAATGTCAAAGGGTTTTGACCCCAAGCTCCAGATGCCAGAGTGGTACGGCCCTTATGAAGAGGCCATCAACATGCTGGCCCGTGAATACGATGTTGACCCGCGATACTTCCAAGAGGTCACTTGGGCTGGCCTAAAAAGCAAGGGTAAGGGCGGCTATCAGGGCATGCCAATGATCCAGCATGTCAATGAAGCGATTGAGCGCACAAGCCGCCTTACTGGCGTACCTCCTGAAGAGGTCGTGCGGCGCGGTTTGGTGCGCGGTGATATGCCGATCTATGGCATTGCTGCACCTGCTGGTGCGCTTGCTGTCGGTGCTATGGGTGAGGATGGAGAAGAGGACATTGACAATGCCATTCGCATTGCCAAAGGCGGTGGCGGCGCATTCACCAAAATCGTGAAGTCTTTTTTTGGCCCGTCTGAAAGGGAGGGTCTGGAAGCCCTGACCAAGGCAGGGTCTGGCTACAAAGGCCTTCCCGGCAAGCCTGCAACGGTCAAGCTTCCCGGCATCGGTGAGGTTGAGGCCAAGCCCCTGCCATCTCTTGAGAGCGCGGCTGAGGGCTATATGAAGCGCCTTGGCAGGCCCGGTGAGCATACCATTGACGCTTTCCCGCCGTTGGATGAGGACTTTGCCCGCCGTGTTGCTGGTGCATACGGTGAGATGAAGCACGCGCCTACGGACCCGGAGGTCAAGCGCGCCTATGATGCGCTGGCTCAGGAGACGCTGGATCAGCTTGAGGCTGCAAAGCAGGCGGGTATAGACTTCAGCTTTATCCGTGGCGAAGACCCCTACAAGTCCTCTCCCGGCATGGGCTACGCTGATCTGGCGGAGCGCGGCCACCTGTATGTCTTCCCGACTGAGCAGGGCTTTGGTTCTGATGTAGCCTTTGACCCCGTTAACAACCCGCTGCTGACGCGCATCGGCCCTCTGGGTGACCTTGAGAACGCAACGGTCAATGATGCCTTCCGCATCGTGCATGACCTGTACGGCCACTACGGCCCCGGCAATCCGTTTTTCCGCGCACCGGGTGAGGAGCGGGCCTTCAAGCTGCACAGCCGCATGTACTCACCGGAGGCCCGCCCCGCCATGGCAAGCGAAACGCGCGGTCAGAATAGCTGGCTGAACTTTGGCCCGTATGGCAGCTACAACCGTGGAGCCAATGCGGCTGAGACGATTTACGCCGACCAGAAGACGGGCATCATGCCGCCGTGGACATACGAGAAGGCTGACGGAGGTGTCGTTGATGACGCTCTCCGCATTGCCAAGGATGTTGGCGGCGCTGCGTCACAAGATGACATGCAGGCAACATACGCTGCTCTGGAGGGCGCAAATGTTCCGCAAAGCGTGGCACCAGTAGAGCCACGTTATCCCGACAAAGCCGCCCAACAAATGGCGGCCAAGAAAGCTTACATTGCAGAGGCAATGGGTGGCATAAAGCGTGATCGTGAGCCTACTGATCTTGAGTATTGGAATGCCATGCCGCCAGAGGCGAAGGCTGAGTTTGCTGCTCAATACCCAGAACTAGGGGAAGAAATGCGGCTGGCAAGTGAGGTTGATTACTATGAAAATGCTCAACGGGCCAAGGCTTCTCAGCCGTATAGCACCCAGTCAATGACGCATGACGCGCCTGTTCCGCGCACGGACATGAAAATTAACATGCCGTTGTTTGGCGGCGAATACCCGCTTGGAAGCGCGCCGTACAATGTGGCCGAAGGGCTTCAGAACATGGCCCAAAGTGCATATGACTTCAAAACGATGCCGCTTTATTTCTCTGGCGCTGCCGCTCCGATTGCGCTGGGAATAGACGTTGCTGAAAGCCGCCTTAATGATGATCCTATAGGGTTGGCGCTTAATGCTGTCTTGACGCCTCAGACTGCGGCTGCGCTCAAAACCGCTGGCCGTTCTGCCCTTGGCTTTGCTCGCAGAAATCCAAAAGCAACTGCCGCTGTCATGGGCGCGGGATCGTATCTCTCCCCGGATAGCACAGAGGCTGACCTTTTTGTTAACGAAGCATTAGAACTGACAAGGAATTACTGACATGGGCGGCACAAAAGGCGGCGGAAGCACGGGTTCTATGAACGCTGGTATTCAGAATGCTGGCCCACAGAACACCGGATCACAGGACGGCGGGGGATTTAGTTCCTTTATGCAATCCCGTCCTCAGTTATTCAATCTGCTCAATATGATTGCCACCCCCCGCATGAAGGATCGCGGGGGTAATGATCAAGCAGGCTTTGCAGGCTTCCGTTCCCCGCAACCGCAGGGTGCTGGAAGACCTGCGATGCCATTTGACGCCATGATGCAATTTCTTTCCTCTAAATACGCATCTGGCGGCTCAGTAGACGATGACGTTGACGCTAATCTTGAGGAAGACATCAAGGCCGCCATCAGGCTTGCGAGAATGATTGGCAGAATGACGGAAAAACTGTAATCTCGCTTAAACCCCAAGGAGACGGGCATGGAATATCGCAAGCAGGCCAAGAAGGCCATGAACGACAAGATCACCCGCATGACTGCCCCCCTGAAGGGTTCGGTTGATGCTTCTGGGTGGGAAGCCTACGATCTGCTGAACGCTGATGCCAAGACTGGCATGAGGCCGATCAGCCGCCGTACCTACAAGAAGGGCGGCAAGGTTGACGCCAAGCCGGAAGGCAAGATGTGCGGTGGCCGTGCTGACCGCAAGAAGCGCCAGAGCGGTGGCAAGGCGATCACCGCCAACAGCCTTGTTAACCGCAACGTGAAGGAAGCCAATCAGGAACGTGATGGCATCAAGCACGTTGGCGGCATGAAGAAGGGCGGCAAGGTCTCCAAGGAGACTTGGGAGCATTCCAAGTCCGACCTGAAGCAGGACAAGAAGCTTGCCAAGAAGCACGGCATGTCCATGGCGGCTTGGGAGAAGTCCAAGCTGGATGAGAAGCACGACAAGCAGCAGTCCGCCAAGGGCCTGAAGTCCGGCGGTAAGACCGATAAGAACGATAAGAATTGGATTGCCGGGGCCATCAAGAAGCCGGGTGCGCTCCATAAGTCTCTGGGCGTCCCCATGGGCGAGAAAATTCCCGCCAAGAAGCTTGAGAAGGCTGCGAAGTCCGACAACCCCAAGCTGGCGAAGCGCGCCAATCTCGCCAAAACACTGGCGGGCCTGCGCAAGGGCAAAGACACTGGCGGTGGCCTGTCTGCCAAGGAAGCGGCTGCTCTTATGGCGGGCCGCGATCCCTACGCTGAAGGGATGACTATGAACACCCGCAAAAGCCCGGTCATTTCTCCTGACCAAGCCAAGCGCATGGTAAAGCCCATCCCGAGTTCGCCCAGCATCAGCGCCGCTGATAGGGCTAAGATGATACGCCTTCTTGGGAGCGATCCCTATGAGGACCGCCCTCTGGTGGAGCCAAACTATGCCAAAGGCGGCAAGGTGGACCATGACGCCCACAAGGCCATTGGTCACGCTGTTGGCGCTGCCATGAAGGCCTACCTCAACCATGAGCAGGAAGAGGCGGAAGAGGACGAAGGTGAGCGCAAGGCCCGCAAGGCTGGTGGACGCATTGGGAAGGCCGCTGGCGGCGGTTTCGGGGAAGAGATGAACAACCCCAAGGCCAAGACTGACAAGCAGTCTAAGGGCAGCAGCAGGGTCCCGGTGATCAACATCACCATCAACTCTGAGCCGAAGGCCCCTGCGATGCCCATCCCCGGCGCTCCGATGCTGCCTCCGATGCCTCCGGGCATGCCGTTGCCGATGGGTGGCCCGCCGATGCCGCCTCCGATGCCTCCGGGTGCTGGCCCGGTGGGTGCGCCCCCTGATCTGGGCGCGATGATTGGTGCCATGGGTGCCAATGGCCCTGAAGGACCGATGCCCCGCCGTGACGGTGGCCGCACCAAGCACATGACTGCTGGCGCTGGCTCCGGTGAGGGCAGGCTCCAGAAGGGTGAGTGGTATGGCGCGCGTCCGGGCCGTGCTGATGGCGGTGGCCTTGGCATGACCGCTGGCTCTGGTTCTGGCGTTGGCCGTCTTCAGAAGATTGACGCCTACGGGAAGAAATCATACTGAGACGCCGCTACAGGGGGCCATCCCTGCCGGATGGAAGTAGGTGAGAAGTCTCGCTTCCCCTTGTGGCACCAAATTAACAAAGGGCTGGCTAACGCTGGCCCTTTAACTTTTAGTGCATAGACGTTTACATAATTGCCTATGTAAATGGATTTACTTTCTGCCAATCTTTACATCTGCGGCATGGTGCAAACCTACGATACTTTCTGGCAGAAGCTGTATGCCAAGCGCCTCAACGAGGCTGCGGAGCGTGAAAGCGAGCGCATTGTTGCTGGCAACGCTCAGGATTTTGCCGATTACAAGTTTCAGGCGGGCATCATACGGGGTCTTAACATCGCTCATGAATTGATTGGCGAAGTTAACACTGAGATAGCAAAGGCAGAACAGGGAGAGAAGTAAATGCCATACATGCGTATGGAACACGACACTGACCCGGCGGAGATGATCCGCAAAGAAATGGGCAACATCAGCGACATTGAGATTTTTCACAATCAAGTGCTGGTTGCCATTTACATCCGCCCGGAGAAGACCAAGAGCGGCCTGTATCTTTCCGCGCAGACCCGCGAGGAAGACAAGTATCAGGGCAAGGTCGGCTTGATTATCAAGAAGGGCGCTGATGCCTTCGTGGATGACAGCGGCAAGTGGTTCAAGGGTGTCAATCTGGACGTTGGTGACTGGATTTACTTCAGGCCCAGCGATGGGTGGGCCATTACCGTTCATGGGCAACTCTGCCGTATTTTGGATGATACCGATATTCGTGGGCGCATTCCCGCCCCAGATAGTGTTTGGTAAGCATGCTAAAGTTGTGTAATTCCTGCAATCAGGAAAAGCCAATTTTTGATTTTGGCAAACACTCAGAATGTCGTGATGGTTATAGGCCGTACTGTAAAAATTGCGGTTCTGCCATAACTAAAGCATGGCGCGAACGCAACCCTGAGCATCGCAAAAAGCTTGCGCGGGCCTACAACAGGCGCAGGCTGGAAAAAAATCCAAATTATGGACGTGAGTGGTACAAAACTCAGTGCGATGTTCGTGGTGAAGAGTTTCGCGCGAAGCAAAGAGTGAGCGACAACAAGAGAAGGGCGGCTGAACTTAATGCTACGCCGCACTGGCTTGACGCAATTCACAAAGCTCAGCTTCAAGAATTTTATGATTTAGCCGTGGCGCGCTCAACCCAGACGGGCGTCCCGCATGAAGTTGATCATATTATTCCAATTAACCACAAAAACGTAGCTGGTTTGCATGTTCCTTGGAACTTACAAATCCTGACGAGAAAAGAAAACCGCGCAAAAGGAAACAAACTAATGCAGGTGACTGTTTAAATGTCAGACGAAAAGATTGAAAGCAAGGAAGAGGAAGTCATTGTTGCGGATGAGGCGGAAACGTCTTCATCCGTTCCCCAGAAAGACCGGGGCGATGAAATTTCTCCTGAAATTGGCATTGAGGCGCTTAAACAGCAGCTTGACATGGAGCGCAACGCCCGTGCTGAGGCTGAAAAGCGCGCCCGCATGGCTGAGAACTCCGCCTCCAAGGCCTCTTATGAGGTGCAGGACAGCAATCTCCAGCTTATCGTCAGTGCGATTGACAGCGTAAACCGCACCAACACCATGCTGAAGCGTGACTATGCGGCGGCTATGCAGGCTGGCGCGTTTGATCAGGCGGCTGAAATCCAGTCCCAGATGTCAATCAATGGGGCAAAGCTGCTCCAGTTAGAGAACGGCAAGGCGGCTCTGAGCGAAAGGCTCAAGACGCCGCCCCGACAACAGCCAGAAATGCCTGCTGACCCGGTTGAGGCTATTGCTTCGCAGCTTTCTCCGCGCTCTGCGGCATGGGTAAGGTCGCATCCTGAGTGTGTCCGTGACAAGCGGCTCTACATGAAGATGGTCGGCGCGCACAATATCGCGGTTGCTGACGGTTTTCAGGCGGATACCGATGAGTATTTCGCGGAAATTGAGCGCCAGATGGGCTACCGCAAGCCTCAGACGGCTGTTCAGCAGGATTATGAGGAAGAACCGACATCCATGGCGGCAAAACCCATGGCCCGGAAGGCTCCTCCGCCTGCCGCGCCGTCCTCAAGGGCTGCTTCCAACGGTTCTGGCGGCAGGAATGCCGTCACCCTGACCCGTGAAGAGCGCGAAATGGCTGGCATCATGGGCATGACCCCTGAAGAGTACGCCAAAAACAAGGTTGCGCTGAAGAAAGAAGGGAAATTGCAGTGATGAGTGACGAAAACATGCCGGAAATCGTTAAAAAGTCGCCCGGAAGGCCGCCGAAGGTCATGCGCGACGATCCCGTGGCGGAAACCCGTGAGGACATGCGCGCAGATCAGCGTGAAGACGATCCCCGCGCCCGCGCTGAACGCCGTGCGGCTGAAATCCGTAAGCACCTGAAGGGCGATACCAGCGATGGTGCTGACCGCTTCTGGGTTGACCCGGCTATCGTCCCTGATGGCTGGTCATACGAGTGGAAGCGCAAGACTATCTGGGGCAAGGAAGACCCGGCCCATGAGGTTGAGCTTGCGCGGCAGGGCTGGGAGACTGTACCTGCCTCGCGCCACCCGCAGATGATGCCGAAGGGCAACTGGCAGACCATTGAACGCGATGGCATGATCCTAATGGAGCGTCCGAAGGTTCTGACGGATGACGTTCACCGGGAAAACCTCAGAAAGGCCCGCCTTCAGGTCAAGGCCAAGGAGGCCCAGCTTAATCAGGCTCCTGACGGCACCTTTGACCGCGATGATCCGCGCGTGAAGCCTTCAATCAAGAAGAGCTTTGAGGCGATGCCGATCAGCGACGAATAACCCCCAACTGGGGCCTACGAGCGAGCGCCGTCCATTAACTTGGGCGGCGTTTGTTTTTGCGTATTGTCAAGTTGCATTTTAAGGTTTATAAACACCTCATTCCTTCCCGGTGAAGGATAAACCTTTGTTTGATTGTCCTGCGGCTCGGTGCTGATTTGTGATGATCGTCTCTCAGGAGAACCGGGATGCCCAATACAAACGCTCCCTTTGGTTTCCGCGTTTATCGCGGCATGGGTGCAACCCCCACTTACGAACAGTCCGTTCGCCTTGTTAAGTCGGACAACACCACCGCCATCTACTTTGGCGACCCCGTATCTAACTTGGACACGGGCTATATCACCCGCGCCACGGCTGGCACGGCTCAGATCGCTGGCATCTTTGCTGGCTGCAAGTATCTCTCCACCTCGCAGAAGCGCGTTGTCTGGTCCAATTATTGGCCCGGTGCTGACGCTGCCGCTGACGTTGAGGCGTACATCATTGACGCTCCAAATACTCAGTTCCTTGTGCAGGCTGGCGGCACCGCCATCGGTCTGGCTGCTATGGGCCTGTACGTTCAGTTCAACCTCGGCACGGGCAACGCAAACACGGGCATCTCTGGTGCCTTTGTGGAAAGCCCCGCTGTCACCGCGACCCTTCCGTTCCGCATCATCGGTTTTGATGTGGACCCTCCGGGTTCCAATGGCACTGACATCGCATCTGCCTACAACTATGTGATCGTCGGCTTCAACAATGTCACCAGCCGCAATAACGGCGCTGGTCCGACAGGCATCTAAGGAGTAAGGACCAATGGCTGTTAATCTTAGTGCCATCAAAGACCTTCTCTTGCCGGGACTTCGCGGCATTGAAGGCAAGTACGAGCAAATCCCGTCTCAGTACGACAAGATTTTCACCAAGCACGAGAGCCGCATGGCGCTTGAGCGTACCGCTGAAATGCGTTACCTCGGCCTCGCGCAGCTTAAGACCGAAGGCGGCCAGACCGCCTTTGATAACGGCGCTGGCGAACGCTTTGTCTACAATCAGGAGCATACGGAAATTGCTCTGGGTTACGCGATCACCCGCAAGGCGATTGACGACAACCTTTACAAGACGCAGTTCCAGCCCTCTAACCTCGGCCTTGTTGAAAGCTTCAACCAGACCAAGGAAATCTACGGCGCGAACGTCATCAACACCTCCACGACCTACAATGCGTCTGTTGGCGGTGACGGCGTTGCCCTGATTGCGACCAACCATCCGATTGATGGCGGCACGGTTGCGAACCGTCCTGCGACAGATGTGGAACTCAATGAGGCCACCCTGCTCGCTGGCATGATCGCCATCCGTACAGCCTTCAAGGATCAGGCTGGTCTGAAGGTCTTCGCGCGCGCCCGTAAGCTGCTGGTTCCCCCGCAGCTTGAGCCTGTTGCGATCCGCCTCACCAAGTCGGAACTCCGTCCGGGTACGGCTGACAACGATGTGAATGCGATCATCAGCACTTCTGGCGGTCTGCCGGAAGGCTACATGACCAACGACTACCTCACATCGGCAACCGCTTGGTTCCTTCTCACCAACATTGACGGCCTCTCTTACATGGAGCGCGTCAAGTTTGAAACGGATATGCAGGTTGACTTCGTGACCGACAACCTTCTGGTCAAGGGCTACGAGCGTTATAGTTTTGGGTACTACAATTGGCGTTCAATCTGGGGCAGCCTCCCAACCTAATGATTTAATTAGGGTTTTTTGACTGTCCACAACGACAGTTGAAAGGTACAAACCTCCGGTGTATGGTTTCAGAGCCAAACATCGGAGGTTTTTTATGAAGGGCAAGACCAAAATACCGCTTCTTTCACACCAGCAAATTCTGGATGCGCTGGATTACAACCCGGCAACGGGCGTGTTTAAGTGGAAAATAAGCCCCGCCAAAAACGTAAAGGCTGGGACCATTGCTGGCGGCAATAGCAAGAGCAATGAGTATCGCTATATCCGCCTTAACAACTATGAAGTGACGGAGGGAAGGCTTGCTTGGTTTTATATGACCGGAGAGTGGCCTGAAGGGCGCGTAAAATACAAAAACGGAGACAAGCAAGATTGCCGTTTTGAAAACTTAACGACATTCAGGAAAATTGCTGGAGAATGGGACCATAGCTCTGCTGAGGGCCGCAATAAATATCTCAGGGAATACCGCCGTGCTGATCCCATTCTTGAAAAAGAAAGGTATCTTTTAAGGCGTTTTGAAATATCAATGGATGATTACAACCGCATGCTTGAAGCGCAGGGTGGTGTTTGCGCCATATGCAAGCATCCAGAGACGCATAAACGCAACGGCAAGCTAAAGGCAATGGCTGTTGACCATTCCCATAAGACCGGAGCAATTCGTGGACTTTTGTGCTGCGACTGCAACACCGGGATTGGCAAATTAAAGGACAGCGTTAACGTACTAAGCAACGCCATTGAATACTTGCGCAAGCATAACATTAATGATACGAATTAGTTGGCGGCTAATCCCGTCTCCTTTTCTGGTGTTAACTTGCTGTACCGACCGTACCAGCGGACTTTGCACAGACGGTACAGTGCATGTGCAAGGAGGTTCCTGTGGGAACTACTACGTTTACCGGGCCAATTAAGGCTGGCCCGATCATCAACACCAGCGGCACCACGCTGGGGAGGGATGTCAAGAACACTGGCTTTGTGGTCATGTGTCAGACATTCCCGATCACTCAGGCTGCCACACACACAACGGCTTTTGCCACGCCCATTGTTCTGCCCGCCAACAGCCACATCATGAACATCCAGATGCTTGTTTCAACTGTTTGGAGTACTGCCACCACGACATTTAGCATTGGAACGAGCGCAACAGCCACTGAGCTTGTCTCGGGCGCTGCTGGTGGCACGCTCGGCTTGATTGGTCTTAATCCCGGCACGGACGCAACCCGCATTGGAAACTGGGATGACACTGGAGCAACGGATAAGCGCATTTATGTTCTTTCCGGAAGCTCAGGCACAGGCACTGGCGTTGGCACCCTGACAGTGCGCTACATTCAGGCTCACGATAGCTAATTCTCACAAAAGGAACTGAGACAATGGAAAAGATGAAGGGCGTGATGCCCCAGAAGAACAGCCCGGAACTTGTTGCTGGCAACAAGGACGTTGTTGAGGCCGCTCGCAAGATGCGAAAGTCTGGCGGCAAGGCTATGAAGGCCAAGAAGGAAATGGGCAAGATGGCTGGCAAGATGGCCGCCATGCGCGCTGATCGCAAGCCCCGCAAGTCTGGCGGCGTGTGTTCGTCTGACTGGACGGCTGCTCAGGGCGAAGGCCAGAAGCCGCGCGGCTAAGTGTTCTGTGCGGTTTGGACCCTCCCCTGAGCCGCATGGGAAGCTCCTGTGGTTGGGGGCTAATCTGGGCGGGGTGTTGTCATGGCACCCCGTCCTTTTTCTTAGGAGAACCCCATGGCGAAGACGCCTGCTTGGCAGAGGGCCGCCGGAAAGTCGCCTTCTGGCGGACTGAACGAGAAGGGCCGCGCATCTCTCCGCGCTCAGGGCAAAGACATCAAGCGTCCCCAGCCTGAAGGCGGATCGCGCAAGGATAGCTTCTGTAAGCGGATGAAGGGCATGAAGGCCAAGCTGACATCAGCCGAAACCGCCCGTGACCCCGATAGCCGCATTAACAAATCACTAAGGAAGTGGAAATGCCCGTGAAACCTATATGGGAAAAGAAGCTCCCGAAGGACCACAAGTCCAAGCCAATGAAGGCGCATCAGATCAAGCAGGCCAAGGCAATGGCACGCGCTGCTGGACGCCCGTATCCAAATGCGGTAGACAATATTGCAGCGTCCCGCGCAAGCAAGAAGGGTTAACTTATGCAGCCAATTGTAAAAACCATTGGTCCCTTGGCGGCAGCAGACGCTGATGGGATTTGTCTTTCCCAGACACCTGCTGGCGCTGGAGCTTTGACCATCAACGGTGTTTTTGCGTCTGGCGGCGTTGCGAAACTGACGGTCCCGGCCCGCATCACGATCACTGCGGCGGCCAACGAAAGTGCCAAGACATTCACCATTGTCGGCACAGACCATGCGGGCAATTCAATCACCGAAGTTATCACCGGGCCAAATACCACGCTTGTCACATCTGTCTTGACCTACAAGACAGTCACCAGCGTATCAATTTCGGCGGCTGCGGCGGGTGCTATTACGGTCGGAAACTCTCAGTCTGGAGCTTCTCCCTCTATCGCTCTGGACCCGTGGGCGTTCCCGCAGGTAGCTATCCAGTGCGGCGTGAGCGGCACGGTGAACTACACGGTCCAGCAGACGCTTGATAACCCTAATGACCTTGTGAACCCGATTGCGCGGGCCAGCATGCAGTGGGTGGATCACCCCGACACGAACCTTGTTGCCGCCACCACAACGAAGCAGGGCAACTACGGTTATGCTCCGCTCTTTATGCGCCTTGTAATCAACAGCGGCTCAGGAACGGTCAGGTTGAGCGTCATTCAAGCCAATGTTGTGTCGGCATAGGGGCTGACATGCCGGGTCTTTACACAGGCGCTGTGGGGTTGTGGGGCGGCTTTCCGGGCCTTTTGTACGGCTCCACATCCCTGTCAACGCCCCCCGGCCTTCTGGCGGATGCGGCGGGCTTCTCTCCCGCCTCGCTCTTTGCTGCGGGCGAGCAGGGCGTCTGGTACGACCCGTCTGATTTCTCCACGATGTTCCAAGACAGCGCAGGCACCACGCCTGTCACGGCGGTGGAGCAGCCTGTAGGCCGTATTCTTGACAAGTCCGGTCGCGGCAACCACGCCACGCAAGCCACATCCGCCGCCCGCCCCGTGCTGAGTGCTAGGGTGAACCAGCTTCTGGCTACGGATACGTTATCTACACAGAATGTCACTACACTTGTCGCTATCTACACCCTTGCGTTCAGTGGTACTGGCACAGTCACGGCCTCTGGGACTAACATCGGCGTATACACCGCAGGATCAAACTCGCTGGTATGCACTGCTGGCACCTTGACGCTAACCGTAGTTGGGTCAGTAACCTTTGCAGACCTCCGCGTCACCAACGATGGCGTAGGTATCCCCGCCTACCAACGTGTCACCACCAGTACAGACTACGACACCACGGGCTTCCCGTATTATCTTCGCTTTGACGGCACGGATGACTGGCTTCGCTCAACCTTCACCATCGCGCAGCCGTTCCAGCGCATATCTGGAATTAGGCTTCTACCCGGTTTTGGATTTAACCAGCAACAATTTGGTGGGGGTACAGCAAATGTTTGTCTTTTCGCCGTCAGTGGCACGCCCCTGCAAATGGGGCTTTTTTCAGGCGCTATCCTGAACGGACCAATAACGCCACTCAATACAACCTACGTCTTCACAGAACTTTTCAACGGGGCAAGCTCGTCTATTCAATCAAATAATAATACTGCGGCAACTGGTAATGCTGGCGCAGGTGTTCCGGGCGGCATCACAATCGCAGCCAGCTTTGATGCCGGGTCGAGGACGCCGACGCAATTGTATTCGGTTGTCATGATTGGGCGGGCGTTAACTGCTGCTGAACTTACGAACACAAAAACTTATGTTGCTGGAAAGACAGCGGTGGCACTGTAATGGCTTACATCTTCCGCACCCTTATCGTTCCTGCCGCCAGCGTTCAGTTGGCCCGCGCCATTGCAACATCCTTTGGCCCCGGCGGCGAAGGCATGTGGACCACACCGCTCTCCGCATCTGGCCTAGACCCTGCCACGCACTACATCTCATCAGGCTATGTGCCGCCTGAGTACGGGTATCTTGTGCCGTTGCAGGTCTGGGCGCTTGATGAAGACGGCAACTGGGTGCTGGTTGGCAGCGAACCCAGCGATCCAGTGGCGGTCTACACGGCAGCTACAGCGCAGGGCGTTGTTTGCACACAAGAGGATGTAGACACCCTTTTTGCAACCGCTGATGTCACGCAACAGGAACCGTTTGTGGCAATGGGCCGCTTGGGTTTGACCATTATCAACCCTCCTGATGGAGATGTGTGATGACATCCAGCGGCACATACACCTACAATCCGTCAATCGGTGAGACGGTCATCTACGCCTTCAATCTCTGCCAGATCAGGTCAACATCTCTGGCGGCTGAACACCTGAACTCCGCGCGTCAGGCAATGAACATGATGCTTTCCCGCTGGAGCAACATGGGCGTGAACCTCTGGCGGGTAGACACTGAGACCATCACGCTGGTGGCGGGTCAGTCCACATACCCTGTTCCCGCCGACACTGTGATGATCTTGGATATGTACGCCCGCACGCCATCGGGAACGTCCAACACAGACCGCATCATGATGCCCATCAGCCGCACTGAGTATGCGAGCTATCCCAATAAGACCCAGCAGGGCTTCCCCACGGTCTTCTGGTTTGACCGCCTGATTAATCCAACCGTGACCATTTGGCCTGTACCGGATGGCAATGGCAGTCCCGCAACCATCACATACTACCGCGTGACGCAGGTTCAGGACGCCAACCTTCCCGGCGGCGAAACACTGGACGTTCCGTACCGCTGGCTTGATGCGTTCGCCAATGGTCTAGCCTACTACCTGTCGCGTATCTGGCAGCCGCAGTTGACCGCCCAACTCAAGGCGGAGGCGGATGAGGCCTACACGATTGCATCGTCTCAGGACGTTGAAAACGTATCATTCTACATAAGCCCCATGATTGGCGGCTATTTCAGGAGCTAACTCATGAGGCCGCACGGACGCGCCAAAGTTAGCACAAGAAATCCAGAGGCATTTGCTATCTGTGATAGTTGCGGCTTTTTGTACAACCACTCTGAATTACGGTGGCAGTATCAGTGGAGCGGCAACAAGCTTGTCAACTTGAGGCAATTGAATTGCCGCCGCTGCAATGACATTCCTCAAACTCAGCTTCGCGCTATTGTTCTGCCCGCCGATCCGATGCCGATCATGAACCCGCGCGTTCAGAACTATCAGGCGGCGTCCACTGATTACCGCGCCACATCCGGCCAGAACACGGTCAACCCGACCACAGGCATCCCGATACCCGGCAACACGCTGCGGATCACTGAGAACGACGATTTCCGCGTCACCCAGCAGACAGGCGAACCTCCCGGCGGCAAGAACACGCTTCCCGGCACAGACCCCAATGCGGTCACCTACCGCGTCATTAGTAATGCTGTTAACAATGGCTCTGGTCTTATCCGCCTGACCGTTAACACGACAAGCGGCATGATCACGGGACAGAAGGTGACCATTGGCAATGTTGTGGGAACAACTGAAGCGAACGGCAACTGGACCATCACAGTCATCAGCTTGACTGAAATTGACCTCCAAAGTTCCGCATTTACAAACGCCTATTCATCTGGCGGATATGTTGTCAACAACCCCGCATTGCCCTATGGTTTCATTGAAATTCCAAAGACAGGTACGCTCTGATGGCGAATGTGCAAATCCCCAATCTGCCTGTAGCAATCTCCCTCAACGGTACTGAGCAAGTTGAGGTTGTTCAGAGCGGCACTTCGCGCAGAGCAACAACGCAGCAGATTGCTGGCCTTCAGGCGGGCGCTACAGGCGCTACTGGTCCGCAGGGCGCGACTGGTGTAACTGGCGCAACTGGAGCTACTGGCCCGACTGGCGTCACTGGCCCCTCTGGCCCAGTTGGCCCTACGGGCGCAACAGGCATCACAGGCATTACAGGCGCAACTGGGCCACGGGGCGTTACGGGTACGACTGGCACGGCGGGAACTCCGGGTACGAATGGTGCAACTGGTGCAACTGGTCCGACTGGCTCCACTGGCGCAACTGGCGTCCAAGGCCCCACAGGCATAACAGGCCCCTCTGGGGCTACTGGCCCAACTGGTGTTCAGGGCCTGACTGGCATCACGGGTGTTACAGGTCCGTCTGGCGCTGGCGCTACTGGCGCTACAGGCATACAGGGCGTCACTGGTGCAACTGGTATTACTGGGCCAGCAGGCCCCACTGGTGCTGGCGTCACAGGCGTCACTGGCCCCACGGGTGCTACAGGCGCAACGGGTCCCACGGGTCCTGCGGGTGCTACGGGCGCTGGCGTGACTGGTGCGACTGGCCCGACAGGCCTTACTGGGCCTACAGGTCCGTCTGGTGCTGGTGTCACGGGTGCAACAGGCCCTACGGGGCCGACAGGACCCGCTGGTGCGTCAGGCTTGGGTGTTACGGGTGTTACGGGCGCAACGGGTCCTGCGGGCGCGTCTGGCACAGCGGGCGTAACTGGTGTCACTGGCGCGACAGGCCCCGCAGGTGCGGGCGTAACGGGCGCGACTGGCCCGACAGGACCTTCTGGCGCAGAGGGAGTGACAGGTCCGACTGGTCCCTCCGGCGCATCTGGTCCGTCTGGCGCTGTTGGAGCGAGTGGCGTTGCGGGCGTGACCGGAGCTACCGGGCCTACAGGCGCTGGCGTGACGGGGGCCACAGGCCCCACGGGTCCGACAGGCCCCGCAGGTGCAACTGGTGCGACTGGCCCCTCTGGCACTGCTGGAGCAGGCGTGAATTGGAAAGGCGCATGGAATAGCGCAACTGCTTATGTTGCCAATGATGGCGTAGAATATAACGGCTCATCTTACATAGCAAACACTTCAAACACTAACAAAGTTCCCGGCGTTGACCCGCAGTGGGACCTTTGGGTTGCAAAGGGGGTTACTGGCGCGACTGGCGTGACTGGCGTGACAGGTCCCACTGGAGCGGGGGTAACTGGCGCAACTGGGCCTACTGGTCCCACCGGACCAACGGGCGCTGGTGTCACTGGCGCGACAGGACCGTCCGGCGCGATAGGTGCATCTGGTCCCTCTGGTGCGGTTGGTCCAACGGGTGCTGATGGTGTCACGGGTGTAACGGGCGCGACAGGGCCGACTGGCTTTTCAGGCCCGTCTGGTCCAACGGGTGCTGATGGTGTCACGGGTGTAACGGGCGCGACAGGGCCGACTGGCTTTTCAGGCCCGTCTGGGCCATCAGGCGCTCAAGGTAACACAGGCGTTACAGGCGTGACGGGTGTTACGGGGCCGTCTGGTCCATCTGGTCCATCTGGTCCATCTGGTCCCATTGGATCAACGGGCGTAACAGGTGTTACGGGCGTAACCGGGCCTTCTGGCGCTGGCGCAACTGGCCCGATTACAACTTCTGGTCTTACCATGTCTACCAACAAGCTTTTGGGCCGCTGGTCAAGCGGTACGGGTGCCATTGAAGAAGTAACAATTTCTACTGGACTATCCCTTGATGGTTCTGGCAACTTGACAGCAACAGGCGGCGGCGGGGGCATCAGTCTTGCCGAAGTCCGCAAAGTGGCGAGTTTGAGAATATGATCCTTACAACCACAACACAAAAACTTCAGATCAGCCTTGCTGGCACGGTTGCAACAAACCAATGTCCGGTAATTGTGGACTATGTGGACTTCACCGCATCCGCCACAACACCCGGCGTGCAGGCATCCACAACGAACAACAGCACTCAGGTTGATATTCTTTCAGCGCCTGCGGCATCTACACAGCGCAAGGTCAATAGCATCAGCATCAACAATGCCGACACTGCCGCAATAACTGTCACTATTGTGCTGGATGACAACGGCACCGACTATCAAATCATCAATGCAATGGTGTTGCCTGTTGGTGAAACATTGACCTACACTGACACAAATGGTTGGGCAGCATCGTCTCGCACAGGCGGCGGTGCCGAAACACTTCGCGAAGATTGGGTTCAAGAGTTTACGTCCAACGGCACTTGGGTGAAGCCGGGGAACTGCCGTTTTTTTATGGTTGAGTGCGTGGGTGGAGGCGGTGGTGGTGGAGCGGGACAAGGCAATTCCTCCAGCACCAACGCGCGCGGTGGTGGCGGCGGTGGCGGTGGTGGCAAACGCAATCGCGCGCTATTCCTTGCAAAGGATTTACCTGCATCAGCAAGCGTGACTGTCGGCGCGCAGACAAGTTCAGCGGCTGGCTCCTCCAATGCTGCGGGTGCAAATGGTGCGGGCGG